GTCTTCCAGATAATCGAAGTTAAAGCCAATTTCCCGCTCGCCAAAATTGGAAGACGTGGGGAAGTCTTTGCTAAACTCGCCAGCCATGACGCGCAATCCCTCGGCCGTAAACTTAACGGGCCTGCTACGTGGCGCGCCGTTTGCCTTGTGCAACGCCCGCACTTCTTTGGCTACGGCTGCAAGCTCTTTGTGCTTATACACCGTCTTATGTTCGAGCTTGGCAGGAATAACGCGCCGATAATCCGGGAATGTAGCAGAGCACAATTTACCCTTAACAAAATACTTCCCTATCGTCACAGAGAATGCAGACTCGGAAAACGTGAACGCCAAAGAGTCCGCCTTCTCCTCTTTCGCACACGCAAGAATGATCTTAACGGCGTCGGATGGTACGAGATATTCCCCAGCCATATCCGACTCAGATTTAACCAGGTGGAGTCTATGCCCATCCGTTGCGACAATACCGGCGTTGTGAATGTTCACCGTGCAAATATAGTAACGCGTTTCTTCGCTACTCATTGCGCGTGCGACCCAGGCAAGCGAGTCAACGTCGACCGTCTTTATTGCGCGCTTATCACCCATCAAAATCGCCTCGCTGGGATAGTCTGAAATATCCAATTCAGATTTAACCCATGCGCCGGCTGCAATACCCTTTGCACTATATAGCCCGTCCGGCTTGTCGCATGGATAGGTCAAAACGTTATCAACGTCCGTTGCCATTGCGACTCCGTCTTTGACATATACGTTTTGAATTATTGCAAGGCTGTATCTGTTACTTGCAAGCTTTACTAATTGTTTCATTTTATGCCTCTTATGTTTTGGCCCGTTTACCCTTAAGGATCACGGGACCGGTTATCCGTCCGCATTATTGCGGGCGGTATCTGTTAAGTATTGCTACTAAATCATTATACACTTGTACCTTATATTCCTGTTCCCTTCGTGCGTCGGAATTAGGCGCACCAATAGGCCGCGAGTCATAAGGCTTCAAAATTGCGAGGCCCTTAGACAAAATTTCAATTTCTTTCTGCGTCATGTTCTTGACTCCTTCTTTCCGTGCTTCTTCCATGCCCGTAGCGCTCCCGCCTTGGTCCAATAGTGACTCATCCATAGCGGCGTTCCGTGCTGATCCAATACAATCCAGCGCGGCGAAAAATAATCGCGCCATTCATAGCAATCTAGTTTGTGCAGCTTAGGGCGGGCGGTCATGTTCGTGACTCCATTATGTTGCGCGCCTCGCTTACGTCCATTCCACGCGCTGCGCAAAGGTCTATGAGTAGTAATAGGGCAATGCGGGTTAGAGTCATGCCGTCACCTTTGCCCTGCACTTATATTTATTCCAAAGCACGACGATTCTCATAGCCATATAATTCCAGTAATTTTCCAGGATTGCGTCCTCTTGCTTTTCCGTTGCGGTTACAGGCAGGCTTCCCCATTGCTTTGCAAGCATGAGAATATCGCTATTATAAAACGCTATGTTAATCGCCAAGCCTTGCAGCCAGTCAATCAAGGCCTTTTGTTCGCCCACCTGTTTGACTCTCCATCCGTATTCGGACATAAAACGCTCATAAAGAAAATGAGCCTTATCCGCATCCGTTTTGCATTCGTTATAATATGCGCATCCATCGAATCCGTCTGAATTAACGGCGTCAAGAATATGCTGGGTCGCGTGCTTTTGTGCTTCATAGTTAATCATGGTTAGACTCCTTCACTGATAAGATTAGCGGCGGCGCATTCCTTAAAATCCGCCGTAAAAAATGCGGATTTTTTCACGCCATGCTTAACGGGCTTGCGGCGGAACAATTCCCAGCCGTTGCCATGTTTACGCACGCCATAATTCCGCATTGTATCGCCGAAAAATTGCATGGTTTTGCGGTCGAAAAAATGCCCGTTAGGATTCGCTTGTTCGTACTGATATTTTAATTCGCTGGGAGTCATAGTCTTTTGCCTCTTTCTTTGCCTTGCGGCGGGTTAAATTTTACACAACGACTCTAAAATAGCCGTCAAAAACATTGCCTTTAACAACGGCGCGCAATTCGTGCAAAGCCTTGTTTTCTTCCATATCGGCGCGCGTCATGACTCCAGTTGAAATTTTTACGCCGTCGCGCATATATTCAACCGCCTTAAAATCGCTGTATGATTTAACGCGCGGGCTGTATCCTATCGCCTTCACTTGTTTCTTATATTCACTCAATTCCATAGTTTTGCCTCTTTTGGTTGGTTGGTTAAATATGCGCTAGAATGCTAGCGTCTAATTTTTTGACATTGTGCCATTGCCCGCCTGCGCAAGCGTAAACGCCTGATTTTGTAGGATACGGCGTTCTTAAATAGGACATTACGCCCGCCTCGATTCCCTTCCACGAATTATCTTGTTTACACAAGAACGCGCCGCAATCATTAGCATTTTTGAATGCTTTTACGTGCAAGCGTTCTTTTAATCCGTTGCCAGTCTTTACAAATTTAATTGCGATTGTTTCCATTTTTTTCCTCTTATACAAGTCTTTGGTTAATATCAGGGGAAACGCCCGAAACGATTCCAAGCTTTGAATGCTTAAACTTTACGCCGTCAAACTTGCCCGTATTGTAAAGCGTTTCAATGATTCCCGTTTCGCCTGTAAATTCAGGGTTTACGGGCCATTGCAAAGCGATTCCGATTTTCGCGTTCTCAGGCGGCGCGCTCATAATAATTTGATACGTATTCGCGCCGCATTCTTTTAAGTATAGGTTAGGAGTCATTGTTTGCCTCTTTTGCTAGTGGTTAAAATATGTAATACGCTATTACCGCGCCCGCAACGTAAATAATTATGCCCGCCGTGGCTGTAGCTATAACGTCGCCAAGGGTTATTTTTTGCATACGATCCCCTTAACTTTGAAACAATGCGCGACAAAGCAAACTAGCCTCTTTCGCATCGATTGCGGTCCGAATTGATTCAATCCATACCGGCGCGTTTTCGCCTATCATGCGGCGACCTTTGCCCGCGCGATTAGTCACGATTAAAGAGCCGTCACGCATGGCGCAAGCTGTATAATGCGCGCTTTTAAATATCACTTGCGATTTATCCATTCTGCACCATCCTTTCCCCAGCTTGTGCACGCGGGCTATTAAACACGGCGCGCAAAATATCCATGCGCTCAGACTCGGATAACGTATCCCAGCCACCATTTAAAATTTTATCTGCCCATGTGCTCATTACTCGACTCCTATCACGGGCACGCACAAGCCGGCGTTGCCTAAGCTTACATAACCCGACGCGAGTCCGATATTGAGCGCCAAGGATATGATTAAAAGAGTCCATGCGATTGCGTTAATTTGTTTTGTCATTGTCTTTATGCCTCTTATATATGCCGCCCAATGCGGACTGTATGCTTATAGGCTACGCTCAATTAAGGGACATTACTATATACTTATGGTTGTAATTGCATGTTATGTTTGCAAGGCTGCTATGCGCCTCACGCATATCGCCCCTTGCCTATGCCAGTCTTACGCTTGCCGCGCTTATATGCCCATATGCGCCCGTCAAACCGATAGCCCGCCGCGACCATCAAGCCGGCAAGCTCACGCACGATCTGCCCATGCTTGACGCCTTGCCAGCGTATGCCAAGCCGTGCGAATACCTGCGCCATGGTTAGCCCGTCAAGCTGCGTCAAGGCTATGGCGTCAGATATAGCGGCAGGCAATAAATAGCGACTCTTATATATGTCTGGCATGGTATGGCGGACTCCAGCCCCATGTAGGACGCCCGCATATGCTCTTTTGCACGCGTTCAAATCCCTCAGCTTTTAACATTTTGGCAATCTTAAACGACTCGGCCTGTGATTTACCTTTAATTGGTACGCCTAAAGCCTTCAGAATATCGCGAGTCTCGAAGAATTTGCGCCCGCTTGCAGCCGTCAAAACACGCGCCGCAAAGCCGGAATCATCACAATCTGAGGGTTTAAATGGCTCTTTAGGCTCATCTAATACATGATTAGCGGCGTTTATGTCTGTATCCGCCGGAATCCTCTCACCTACCGTCTTATAAGCGAGTCGCCATGAAACAGTCACAAGCACACTATGGCCCTACCCCCTCCCCCCCGTACCCCTTCAAATAATTATGGCAATTATAATTTACCATATACCGGCCATATGTGCGCAAATCGTTCGTTTTGAGCACGTTCTAAGATTATGGTAAAAAAACTTTGCCCATTAGAGCGTCGCTGAGTGGCCTCTTCATACCCTCCCGCTACCCTAGCATGGCCAGGAATTAGCCGCATGTACGCAGCTTATATTAGGAGGTACTGATGCTCGCTTACATAGACCACGGACTGCCTGCATGGGCGTTCGTTATATTGTTGCCGCTGTGCATGTGGGGCACGGTGTTCCTGGCTGCCGCTATCGTGACGTTGACGAGACGCGCGCGGTGAGGTAGTATTATCGACAGTGCCGCTGACAGACGGCAGGTGACGCGCGGATCTGTCCGGTAAGGTGCAGTCACCACCCCCTCTTATGTAACCGCTGGTGGTAGTGCTTCGGCGGTTACATTGGACGGATTCGGTTGGCAGAGAGGCTTAATGCTGACCCATGAATAGACACCGTGGAGCTTCATGGGAGTATTGAAGCGGTGCCGCAGGTTCAAATCCTTCACCGAACCTGTCCAACCTTTCTTTGTATGCTGTGCCTTTGAGGTCTGGCCGTTACCAGCTTAGTAAAAACGGCGACAGACACAGCAGACATGGACGGGTGCCCAAAGACTGACGTTATGCCGTGCACGGCGAAAAAACCTATGACGTTTAATCGAGTGGTAAACGAAGTGGCTTATCCCGTCCAACCTATACAGGAGCGTAGCTCAGATGGTCAGAGCAGTGGTCTCCAAAACCGCGTGTCGCAAGTTCGACTCTTGCCGCTTCTGCCAGTTTACCCGGCGCCGCATACACATAGCCTGACTTAGCGTTTTGCCTGACCTGTTATTTGGCCGCTTATTTTTTAACATATCCAATGCGATAGGTTAAGTTTTGGCCGATTGTTTGACCTATTCTCCGCATAATGTGCGGAGATTACGGCTTTTATTCTCCGCATGTGATGTCAGATAAGACATATTTACTGGCGTTTGATATATTATCAGACATCACTGTTGACACACACCTGCCATTGTCCCATAATAAGGGCATGACAACCTGGAACACAACAGAGCCACCCAAAGATGGGCGCGAGATAATAGTCTGGACCTCTAGTAAGAGAGGGTTCAAGGACATCACATGCACGATCAATTATTGCGACGACCGATGGATATGGTCGTGCAACGATGATTTATTTAAAGGCCCCATCCACGGCTGGATGGATTATCCGCAGCCGATGGGTGACACAAGACCAGATGGGACGGTGAGCAATGTCTAAGATAGGTTACGCCCGCGTAAGCACTCAGGATCAGGACCACGCATTGCAAGAGCAGGCATTGAAGAAGGCCGGTTGCGATCGGGTATTTATGGATACGATATCGGGTAAGACGAGTGTTCGCCCCGGTCTGGAAGAGTGCCTTGCCGCTTTGCAAGAAGGCGACACATTGGTTGTGTGGAAGCTTGACAGGCTGGGTCGTCGCATCGTGCATTTGAAAGAAATGGTCGAGAGACTGCATGCCCGCGGGATAGGTTTCCAAAGCGTGATGGAAGAAATCAACACGAAGACGGCTGTGGGAAAAATGTTTTTCCATTTGCTGTGCGTGTTTGCGGAGTTCGAGCGGGATCTTATTTCAGAGCGCACCAAGGCAGGGTTGGCAGCTACCAAGGCAAATGGCACGAGGCTTGGTCGACCGCGCGAGTATGGTTACAGTGTGGATGAGGTATCCGAGATGTTGAAGACGATGAGTGTGCGCGAGATAGCGGCGACAGGCATTGCGCCACACTCTGCCGTTGCGCGCATCAGTGCGGCACAGCGCGCTTGACATATAGTGTGTGATGTCCCATTATAGATATGGGAGAACAATAATGACTCGGAAAAGAGCACCCGGCGGGGGACGCAAACCAGAGTACACCGCAGATGACGTCAAGCGCATATTGAAGCTTCGTGATCAGGGGTTGTCGATTCGCAAGATAGCCGCGGAGCTTATAACAGTTTCCAAAACAACAGTCGGACGCATTATCCAAGAGGGTAAATGAAGCGCTGGCAAACAGACTTCCTTGATGCCCTGCGCCGTGGTGTGCCGGTATCGCTGGCGGCCAAGCAGTTTGCTGGGTTGCCGCTTGCGTCCGTGTACGACAAGCGTGAAGAGGATATGGAGTTTGCCGATGCGTGGGATAAGCTTGCGCCATCGGATGACGACTCGGACGGGCTATCAGGCACGCGGGTACTGACGGCAGGCACACTGGAGAAGGTGTTGCGTGCGCAGGTCAGCGACGAGGAGGCGGCCGCTTTTTTCGGGATGAAAGAGGATGTGTTCAAGCAACGCATTGCCGAGAACGGAAGGCTCGCAAAAGTTTACGATACAGCCCGTGAAGGCGGACGTGCGGAGTTGCGTGTGTCACAATTCGACGCTGCCATTGAAGGTGACAAGGCTTTGCTCACATGGCTGGGCAAACAGTATCTCGGGCAGTCCGACAAGATCGAGCACAAGGCCGAGGTTAAGACCGAAGGCCAACCAGTGTCTATTACCAACATTATTTTGAGAGAACTTCCGACCGATCAGTTGGAGCGTCTTCTGGCGCAGGCACAAGGGCACGGGTTCGACCTTGTTATTGACGGCGTTGCTGAGAGAGTTGACGAGCAACAGTTGGTAGAGGACAAGTGATGCAAGAAGTTCCCCTAACCTCCGTCAAGCTTTCACCTGCCGACATCAAAGCGGAGTTGGAGAGACGTCGGTATAATTTTAAGGACACGATATTTCCTGACACGGGACCATTGAGACGAGAGCTTTACCCGCGGCACATGGATTTCCTGCGCGCAACCAAGGACCACAGAGAAGTGGCAATGATCGCGGCAAATCGCGTCGGAAAAAGTATAGCGATGATTTATGCGATAGATTGTTTTTTGCGCGGGGAATACCCGCACTGGTGGGAAGGCCGTGTGTTTAAAAAGAATGTTAATTGTCTGGTCGCTGGCGAAACTGGAAAGCTGGTTCGCGACTCCATACAAATGAAATTAATGGGTCCGCCTGGAGACCTTGGCAGTGGGATGATCCCAAAAAGCGCGATTATAGATGTGCGCCCGAAAGCAGGTATTCCAGATGCCATAGATACCGCACGCATCCGTCATGTGTCTGGCCGTGATAGCATATTGCAATTCGGCAGTTTTGATCAGGGACGTGAAGCATTCCAAGCTACCGAACGCGACGTTGTAGCATTGGACGAGGAGCCGCCGATGGATGTGTATTCTGAAGCATTAATCCGTTTGATGACCACACAAGGATTGTTGCTTGCCGCCTTCACACCGTTGAAGGGAATTAGTGAAGTGGTTTTGTCTTTCATGGATAGCGGGGTGAAGGGATGAGCAAATACTATGTAACGTGTAGTTGGAGTGACGTGCCCCACCTCTCTAAAGAAGATTGCGCGAGCATGCTTGCATCGCTGCCGCCGCATCAGCGTGACGCCCGTGCGCGCGGTATTCCACAACTTGGTGCCGGTGCCGTATACCCTATTTCCGAAGAAGACTTCGTGTGCGAACCGTTCGATATCCCGAAACAATATTCGCGCGCGTATGGATTGGACGTTGGTTGGAACAATACCGCCGCCGTATGGTTGGCATATGACACTGATGCCGACATCATGTATATCACATCCGAATATAAGCGCGGGCAAGCAGAGCCTGCCGTCCATGCCTCGGCGATTAAAGCGCGCGGAGAATGGATACCCGGCGTGATCGACCCTGCATCTCGTGGTCGCGCCCAGAAAGACGGCGAGCAACTGATGGGTTTATACCAGACGGAAGGGCTGCAAATCACGCCAGCCAAAAACGCCGTCGAGGCAGGATTGTTTTTTGTTTACGAGCGACTGTCGACTGGACGACTGAAGGTTTTCAAAACCTGCACCCAGCTTTTGTACGAGTATAGAATTTACCGACGTGATGATAAAGGCAAGGTCGTCAAAGAGAACGACCACTTGATGGATGCGATGCGGTATGTGTGTTATACTGGTATCTGGACCCCAGGCTATTACGAGGACAAGATCATCAGTGGTATGACGGGCGGCGGCAAACACGAATCCCACTACAATCCTTTATCGTCAGCACATATTGCGCAAGACCGTCAACAAGCGTATGATCCGTTCGGAAGGAATCGTCGTTAATGGCATGCTTGCAATGTGGACAACCTACTTGGTCTTATGTTCCGATCTGTAATGATTGTGCAGAGGTTAAACAGGTATTAACAATTGCTGATATTGAAGAGTTGCAAGAATGGCAACGGCGAGGCTGTCCCGAAGGTGTAGCTGGAATGCCTGCTATGGTGGGTAGGCTTATAAAACATTTCCGCGAGGAGAGTGGGCGATGACGTTCACAGGCAACCCAGATCCAATCCGGCAGACAAGCTTATCCCTAAGCACAACTGGAACGTCCGGTCCTGCAACGTTTGACTCGACGTCAGGTGTGTTGAACATCCCTAACTATGCAACCGGCGGCGCTCCTGCGTTTTCGGGAATTTCAAGCGGAACAAATACGACCGCCGCTATGATCGTTGGCACAGGTGCAAGTATATCTGCCTCGGGGTCTGGAACAATTACGGCAACTGCTGTTCCTGTCGGTGGTATATCGGGTCTTGGTACAGGCATTGCTACGGCCTTGGCAGTAAACGTAGGGACGGCAGGATCTCCGGTGGTTAACGCTGGCGCGCTTGGCACCCCATCTAGCGGAACACTCACAAATGCTACTGGTCTTCCAATCGTAGGCGGCACCACGGGCACGCTCACAGAAGCGCGTGGTGGGACAAACCAAACAACTTATTCCACGGGCGACATGCTTTACGCCACTGGAGCAAACACCCTTGGCAAGCGCTCCATCGGATCTACAAACGATGTTCTAACGGTCATTGGCGGCGTTCCTACATGGCAGGCTCCAGCAGGCGGATCTTCCGCGTTTTCGGCAATCACAAGTGCGACCAACACCACGGCGGCAATGGTAGTTGGTACTGGCGCAAGTATTTCTGCAAGCGGCTCTGGAACGATCACAGCAACGGCAGTACCAGTTGGCGGCATATCGGGACTTGGTACTGGCGTAGCGACTGCATTGGCAGTCAACACGGGTTCTGCGGGAGCGGTTGTCCTGCTTAACGGCGCGCTCGGTACACCATCTTCAGGCGTTGCGACAAACTTAACTGGAACGGCTTCAGGTCTTACAGCGGGCAACGTGACGACCAACGCCAACTTGACGGGCGATGTTACTTCAGTAGGAAACGCCACGACACTCGCAACGGTTAACTCCAACGTAGGGTCTTTCGGTTCCTCAACGTCCATTCCATCTTTTACTGTGAATGGAAAAGGTTTAATCACGGCGGCATCTGGTAACGCAGTGGTTGCTCCAGCAGGAACACTGACTGGCGCGACATTGGCGGCAGGGGTTACAGCATCCTCGCTGACAAGTGTCGGAACGCTCACAAACTTAACGGTCACTAACCCAATATCGGGCTCTATTACCGGCAACGCGGCAACAGTCACAACGAACGCTAACTTAACTGGCGACGTAACTTCGGTAGGAAATGCCACTTCTATTGCTTCGGGCGTTATCGTGAACGATGATGTAAACGCCTCTGCTGGTATACTATTAAGTAAAACAAACATATCGCTTACCACAACTGGATCATCAGGTGCATCGACACTTAATACCACAACAGGTGTGTTGAACATTCCGCAATATACTGGCGGTGGTGGCGGTGGGCTAAGCCGAGGTTTAATCAATCAAGCAATAATAAGCGCAACACTCTAAGGAGATATTATGGTAGCAAACACATCACCAGTTTACGGACTTACCCCGAATATCGGAAACGGTACTTCCAACGCTATTATAGGCTCCTCCGCTAATACGGCTACAGACGGAACTGGAGCGAATATGTTCCAAATCTTCGTAGCAGGCGCAGACGGTTCGTATGTTTATAAAGTAATTCTTAAACCCGTCTCGACCACAGCCTTAACGGTTGCAAGGCTTTGGTTTTTGAACGATACAGGAACTTTCACCGCAGGCACGACAAACACGGCTGCAAAAACTTTAATGATTGCGGAGGTCTCTTTGCCAGCTATTACGGCTTCAAACACTTTAGCGCAACCCGCTTTTGAAATACCCGTAAACATGCCAATTCCCGCAAGCACAAAACTTCTTATGTCTTTCGGTACTTCTACGGGCGCAGGCACTACGGGTTACAATCCTTTAACAGTAGCGATGAATTACTAATGTTTCCAATCGGTCAAGTTGACGGAATCAAAAGATCGACGACAAACTTCACGGTTTTTCAGGCCGCGCAGTCAGTAACCACGACCAACGGATGGGTTTCTTGGACTAAGCCTTTCGGGGTTTCGTGGATTTACATACACCTTCAAGCCGCAGGCGGAGGAGGAGGTAAGGGCGCAGGCGGAGCCGCTACGGTAGCCTCTGGCGGAGGTGGTGCGGGCGGTATGAGTAAATTACTCGTTCCCGCTTGTTTTCTTCCCGACACTTTGTATGTAAGACCAGGACCAGGAGGGGCTGGAGCTACGACTAGCGCGGCTGGTACGGCGGGAACTCAATCTTACGTTTGCTTACAACCCAACACTACTACGGCAAGCATACTTTTAACCCAAGCGGGCGGAGGAGGCGGAGGGGGAGCCGCGACTTCTACGGCAGGCGGTGCGGGTGCTATAGGAGTTGCTACGGGTGGTTCTTTTTTACAATTAGGAATTTGGCAATCCGTAGCGGGGCAAGCTGGAACTGCGGGTTCGGCGGCAGCAAACGGTGCGGTTACTGCGGTAACATGGGGCGGGGCGGGTATTCCCGTTTCTGGTGGTTCTGGCGGTGGAAATGGAACGGCCAACGGCGGAAACGTAACGGGTTCGGGACAAATGCCAACCCGTGCAGGCGGAACTGGTACAACAGGCGGGGCGGGAAATTATGGTTATGGGTATAACAAACTTTTAATCCCAGCACTCAATAATACTTTCCCCCCTTATATGTACGGCGGGGGAACTGGCGGCGGCGGTCATACGACTGGCGCGGCAGGAGCAGGCGGAAGCGGGGGCCCAGGATCAGGTGGGGGCGGCGGCGGAAACTCCTCGGCTGGCGGTGGAACTGCGGGCAACGGTGGACGCGGTGGAGACGGATTTATTATTATAGGGGCTTATTAAATACCGATTGCCCCTGTGTCAGCTATAGGGTAAACTGGACGTTGATTTTAAACCGCACAAGGGAATCCCATGGGCAAATTAAACCCCTTCAAATCGCCTTCCACTCCCAAAATCCCCGTACCTCCTCCACCTGAAGCCCCGCCCCCACAAGCCGCGCCATCCACGGCCGCCAACGCGCAATCCGCGAGGGCCGGGCAATCACAACGCCAACGTGCCGCTGCGGCCGCTGGTCAGGGCAGTAGCACAGTTGGTGCTTCTGGCGCGGGCGGTTTGACCAAACCGCCTTCCACGGCCAACAAAACACTTTTGGGCGACTAAGTAACACAAGGGGGGAACATGGCTAGAGAAGACGAACATCCGGATGTGCTGATGGCACAGTCTGCTTTTCATATCAGCAAGAACATTGAGCGTATCGCTGCCAGTTTGGAGCGTGTGGAGCAGTATCTTCATAAGATTACCGCCCCGCCGATTCATTTCAACGGCAGGATGGAAACAATCTGGGGCAAAGGCCCTGACAAAACATAACGCCGGATTACGGCGGATAGGACAAAAATGGCCGCAAAGAGCCAGTCGAACAGCAAGGACCAACCCCATTACACGCAAGCCGGAGCAACATTGCTTTCGGAACAGCCCGTTGATGCGGACATCGCAGAGCCTTCCGACAAAGACCTCAAGGCATGGCATGTCCTCAAAGGACACCTTGAAGCGCGTCTGTCTTCCTTGCGCACATGGCGTTCAAGCTGGTGGTTCCAGAACTGGAGCGAGCTTGCCCAGTACATCGACCCCAAGCGTTCCATCTGGCTGACACAATCCATGGGCGGACTTCCCTCTCCCAACAACAACACCCGCGGCCGACAGATCAACAACTCTATCGTCGACCCCACAGGCACATACGCCGTCCGTGTTTGCTCGTCCGGCATGATGTCGGGACTCGCATCCCCATCCCGCCCGTGGTTTAAAATCATGCCGTCCATCAAAGGCATCCAGCTTGATGCCGCTGGAAAAGCTTGGCTTGATGAGGTGGAAGATCGCGTCTATACCGTGCTTGCTAATTCCAATTTCTATAAATCCATCGCGCAGGAGATGGAAGACCTTGTGGTTTTCGGCACCGCGCCTTGCATTATATATGAAGACGAGAAGGATATCATCCGCTGCTACAACCCGACGGTGGGTGAGTATTACCTTGCAAGCGGGTCGACCATGCGCGTAGAAGGTCTGTACCGCGCCTTTGTCATGACGATCGCACAGATCGTGGACTTCTTCGGGCTGGATGTATGCCCCGAGGATGTCGTCAAATTGTGGAACCAGAAAGGCTCCGCGCTGGAAACAGAGCGCATTATCGCGCACAGCATTGAGCCAAACTTCGAGATTAAAAAAGGCATCGGCAAAGTCCCCGGCAACTTCGCATGGCGCGAGGTCTACTGGATTTACGGATCTGGAAGCCCGCAGCCATTGTCCATGAACGGGTTTGTCGAACAGCCTTTTACGGCTCCGCGCTGGATGACACAATCCAACGATGCTTACGGCAGATCCGTCGGCATGGATGTCTTGCCCGACATCATCCAGCTTCAGGTCGAGACATTGCGCAAAGCCGAGGCCATTGAGAAAATGGTACGGCCGCCTTTGGTTGCAGACATGCAACTTAAGAACATGCCCAGCTCTATACTACCAGGAGCCGTCACGTATATACAAAATCTTGGACAATCCGGTGGGATGCGTCCAATCTTTGACGTCAATCCACGCATCGGAGAAATGATGCAGGATATTGCCGAGATACAGAATCGTATCAAAGTTGGGTTCTTCAACGATGTTATCATGATGCTTTCCACCAACCCGGGCGATCGCAGAACGGCGTACGAGGTTGCAGAACTTGCCTCAGAACGCCTTCAGGTGCTCGGGCCGGTCATCGAGAATATTTTGAACGAATCACTAAAACCCCGACTCACGCGTGTGTTCGCCATCATGAAACGCCGCGATATGTTGCCGCCCATGCCCGAGTCTATGAAGGGCATTGTGTTGGATGTGGAATTCACTTCGATGTTGGCGCTGGCACAAAAAGGCGCAGCGACAGGTGGTATGGAACGACTGGCCGCCATCATCGGCAACATGACGGCTGTGTTCCCAGAGGCGCGCAACAAGCTTAACGTCAACAACTATATCGACACAATGAACGCACTTTTGGATAACCCCGCCAGTGTTCTTTACTCCAACGAAGAAGTAGAGAAAATGCTTGCCGCACAAAACGAAGCCGCGCAAGGCGAGAAAGATATGATGGCCGCAGGGGCTATGGCACAGACGGCCAAGACGGGCGCGGATGCTGCCAAGGTTTTGAGTGAGACTCAGGTTGGTGCTGGGCAAAATGCTTTGGCGCAACTCTTGAGTTGACGCACTGTCCCGAAAAGAATAGTATAGGGACATGAACACAAAAACAGAAACATCTGGTTGGGAAGACTATAGCGAATTTCACCAGAAGCATGACGAAGACCCGCGCGGGGTTTACTTGGTAATAGGAATTGATGCCCCGAAGGGAATTTTTTCAACAGTTCTAGCCGCATCGTCATGGATGGAAGACCGACAGGATGAAAATTTTGTGGTCGTTCCGTATTATTTGGACATGCCTGAATTTGGGAATGAAAGAATAAATTGATGACACAGGAACAATCCGCACCGAAACTACTCAATCAGGCGATCTCCGGACTCAAGCAAGCCAGCGGAGGATGTAGCCAACTGCTGCACACACGAGGCGATCCGCGGTGGCTCGTCCTAAGACAAGCCATTGATTTGACCACGGACGGCCTTATTGGTCTTGCCACCTTTGCCGCCAGCCAGATAACAGGGATAAAAAAATAATGGCCGAAATGGAACACAACGAAAGTTTTGACCGCGTTCTTCATGGCCTCAAATCCGCCGAGGATGCTATGCGCAAACTGGCCAAGTTGCAAAAGAACAAAGATTGGCTTAACGCCGCATTCGGTCTTTCTGCCTTGATCAAGCGCGCGCAAGAACTATACGACTCAGGCTCCATCACACACTCTGAAGCGATCGGCATGCTGGACCATATGCAGGCCAAGAAAGTTATTGCCGAGGGCGGAAAGAAACTAAACTAGATGCCGACAGTACCAGATCAGGTTGAAGCGGAAGAGAATCTTGACGAGGGCTACAACGCGGCCGACCCAGCACAAGTAAACGCCGCCCGTAAGAAGCATGCGCGCTGGAGCAAGCAACGACTGACGGTCGTTGAAGCCTTGATGCAACACGAAGACGGCCGCCGTTTTTTGTGGGAGTTGATACAAGGCTATAATCCATACGGAGAGTTTGTCATTCCCGGCGACACGCACGGCACTTATTTCAATTGGGGAATGCGCAACGCTGGCATGTTGTTGCTTCAGGATTGCATGCAATTCCCTGCACTTTTTGTCGTTATGAGTAACGAGAATAAGAATCGAAAATAACCCTCTTTACGCGGGGTGAAAACTCCCGTATACTATATTCGTTATAACTAGAAGCCCTACCTTAAAGGGACGTAAATGGCCGAAGATACTACCCCAGCTCCCGTTGTGGAGACTCCCGCACAAGCACCAGAAGCTGCTCCGGCAGTAGAGGTTGCGGCGCCCGTTGTTGAGGCGCCCGCAGAAGCCGCTCCCGTAGAGCAGCCTTCTTCGTTGCTCGGTGATGATGTTCCCCCGCAAGAACCAAAAAAAGATGATGTCCCGCCCGTTGAGGCTCCCAAAGAAGGAGAGCCCGCGCCCGAGGAACCAAAGAAGGAAGAGGCCAGCCAGTCCGATGAACCGGCTCCGCTGCCCACCTACGAGCCGTTCACCTTGCCCGAAGGTGTTGAAGTCGACAAGGAAACGCTCGGAGCTTTTGTCAATGAATTGGCAACATTTGAGAATTTAACCAAAGCAGATCATGCCGCGGTACAGAGTCTCGGACAAACCCTCATTGACAAGCACAACGCCGCCCTCACCGCTCACACGGCGTCTTTGCAGGAATACTACCAAAATGCGTGGGAAACGCAGAAGAACACATGGAAAGATGCGTTCGAAGCAGATCCCGACATTGGTGGAAACCGCAGAGATACCACCTTGAAACACGCCAAAACGTTCATCAGAACATATGGTGGCGACGAGACGCAGCAAAAAGAACTCACGACTCTTATGAACGAAACAGGTATCGGCAACCATCCGGCCTTGATCCGCATTCTTGCAAAAGCAGGCGAATCTTTGGCTGAAGGAAGACCGCTACCCGCAACGGGCGCCGCAAAAGGTGTCCAGAGCAAAGTGGCTAAGAGATACGGACAACAATAATAAGGCGGGAATCTACCCGTCAGAAAGTCTAAAAAATGGCAAACATTCTACCCAACCTCGTCGACTGGGCGCGTATGCAAAATCCCGATGGAACCATCGCGGATATCGCATGGCTCCTGTCGCAATGCAACGACGTACTGAAAGACATGATCTGGCAAGAAGGCAACCTGCCTCTCGGCCACAAAGTAACCGTCAACAACGGTCTGCCCCAAGGTACGTGGCGTAACAACAACCAAGGCGTGGCCTCCACGAAACCTACCAACGCACAATACCAATTCGGTATCGGCGAGCTGGTAGCGTACTCGATGGTGGACAAGTCCGAAGCAACCCTGAACGGTGAAGTCGGTAAATTCCGCTGGAACCAAGATCAGGCGCACATCGAAGGTCTGTCGCAACAAGTGGCATCCGCCATCTTCTACTCCAACGAAGCGACGAACCCCAACCAGTTTACGGGCTTCTCCCCGTTCTACAACACGGTATCCACGGCTACGGCACAATCTGCCCGCAACGTTCTCGATGCCGGCGGTACGGGCTCTGACAACCTGTCCATCTGGCTGGTAGGCTGGGGCGACAACACGACGTTCGGTATCTTCCCCAAAGGTTCGCAAGCCGGTCTGGTTTACGAAGACAAAGGTGATATCACGCCGTTGTATGACTCCTCGGGCAACCGCTTCGAAGGTTACACGTCCTACTTCGCATGGAAATGCGGTCTGGCCGTAAAAGACTGGCGTTACAACGTCCGCATCTGCAACGTAGACACGACGACCGCAGGCTTGCTGGGTACGACCCCTCCTGACCTGTTCGTTCTCATGTCCCGCGCAGTTGTAAAACTCCCGACCGCCACGCGCCGTCTCTCCGGTATCACGGAAAGCGATGCACCTGGTGATCCTGTACCCGGTATCATGCCAGCTTGGTATGTCAACCGTACGGGCCGCGAGTTTATGGACATTCAAGCCATCCGCGACAAAAACGTACTGTTGTCTTCCAAAGACTATGCAGGCGAACCGGTCATGACGTTCCGCGACGTGCCTATCCGCGTATCGGACAGCCTGACCAATGCTGAAACCCGTGTAGTATAAGGAGAAAACACACATGGCTTTTTATGACGCACCTCTTGTCCTGTCGAGCGCACAGGCGATTACTACCTCCGCGGCTTCCACCGTCATTTATGACGTAACGGGCGCAGGTTCGGGCAATGCTCCGAGCATGAGCTTCGGCAACGGCGACAAAGGCTTTGATATCGGCGCAGGTGACTCTGCTTCGAGACCCACGGCTTACTGGACTGTTACGACCGCTGGTACTGGCACGGGCACCGTCGCCTTTGGCGTACAAGCTGCGGAAGACAACGGCTCCAACGCACCTGGTACGTATGTTACCTTGGCGCAAACCGAAGCGTTTGTGGGTACGGCACTGGATACGGGCGAAGTTATCACGCTCCCAATTCCTCCTGCCTCCACGATTACGCCGAACTTTGTGCCTCGCTTCTACCGTTTCTACTACACGCAAACGGGCGACGGCGCGGTATCTACGACGGGCGTAATCCTGCTCAACCCGCCTTCTGTTGGCGCCACCACGATCTACGGCAACAACTTTACGAGCGTATAATCATGTTAGACCCGAGCGAAGCCCCCATCGTTTTCTTCAACGAACGCTGCGTAAGCAGCGGCGGCTTCCTCGGGCGTTTTATAGTATCCCAAAGATATCTTTTTTCTTTTCCGCATAACCGTCGCGTGCCAAAGGCTGCTCTTTTTATGAAAGTAAACGCCTTTGTGCCCCGACGTGTTATTGCGGTTCTTGGTTCTGTTCCATTTATTTTCGGAGTGGGACGCAAGCCGAAGATTGGCAAATCTGCAATCAGACCTATCCATGTTAATATGGTCGATCTGACAAGGTGGCCATTCTCCAGTCATGTAAAGCCAAGCCAAACGGTGCGCGAGATAACGTCTATTGTTTACGGAGATTATCAAATACCCCTGCGCGCCAATGACCCCGCACGCGGTCCCGCTGTATCTAGTATTAAAATGCTGGGGAGACATTCCTCGGTGTCTCCAAATAAAGATGCCCGTACAGGGGTCGTAATGAAGAAGCTCCCTAAGCGTTCCCACGCTGACGTTGATTTTGACCATTATTCCCGCCTTTCTGTACGGAAATATAACCAAGTTTACGCAAATTAACAAGAACAAAGGAAAACAAATGCAACTCTCCCCCATTCCCCCGAAAGCCGCCGCGCCGATCGTTATTTCCGACGAGCGCCCCGCTTACCGCATCACCGCCGCCGCTGGTTTTTACGGCCCCGATGACACGCTGTACCCTGAAAATTCCCTCATCTACTGGGATGAGCAACCGTCCGTGGAGATGGAGCCCTTGAACAAACTCGCCCGCGAAGCCAAAAAAGCTTATCTGGAAAAACTGGATGAGATGGGCCAAGCCGCTTCTGAGAAACTCGGCAAAGCCTACACGGGCTACAACAACGCCGCTGAAACTGCCATTGAACTTGAGCGTTTGAACGCCAAGCAGGTGCAGGTTATCGGCGCTCCATCGGACAAGAAACCGATGGGCAACCCGAAAAAAGGCATGGGCAAAGTGGACTCCATCACGGCAGGCTCCGAAGCCCCGCAAATGGGCTCCCCCAAAGGCACGCTTTCTATCGGCGCAAAGCCTAAAGATGTAGGCGGCACGAATGGCTCGTAAGTGGATCAAGAATAAAATCGCTGAAGCTGATGCTTATAAAAAAGCACAAGCTCCCACGGCCCCGACTTTGCTTGGTCCCCGCGTTGAAGCTGGTCCAACCATGTCGGCCATGATGAAAAAAATGTACGGCGCGCCCGCCGTAGGAGATAAGTAATGGCCGAATCCCGCGCGGTAAAATATTACGGCAACAGCCCTAAGATTGTCGCCGACGAGAACGGTAACAAAATGGTGCAAAAAGCGCCGCTGACGAAACCACAAGAACCAGCCGACAAAGAAGCGGCAGCAAAGAAAGAGGAATAGATTATCATGGCTTTAGTAGGAACAGAAACTCTTCAGGTGCTTCCGACGCAAACCAACGGGCAACCAGCGGCAACGACGATCGTCACCACAACGCAGGACATTGCAAACCTGTCGAATGACTCCGACGCCATCAACACGACCATCAAGCGCACATCGGCTTCCGTAACGAAGAACGCATCTGCGGCTTATGCCAACGTCACAGGACTTAGCTTTACGGTTGTCCCCGGCACCTACCAGTTTGAGTGCGAGTTGCCCTCCACGGTAGCATCTGGCACAGGCGGTATCAAATATGCTTTCAACTATACCGGCACCGTTGTCAGTGTTCTTGAAGCAACAGGTATCGGCAACACTGCATCCGCCGTTGCTGTCCAGCACACGACCACGGTTGACACACAAACAGACCTTTTCACACAAGCCGCCGTTGTTATTTACACGCGCATCGTTGGCACCATGGTTGTCACCACGGGCGGTACTGTTGACGTGCAAATGGCGCAGAACACCTCGAACGGTTCTAACACCGTAGCGCTTATCGGTGGTTCGGCACGCTTCACAAGGATCGCGTAATGTTGAGCATTCCCGGATTTGTGGATATGGCGCATACGCCGGAAGAGCTTAAGGAAGAAAAACTTGAGCACGGTTCTTGCGATTATGCCCAGCCGATTTATCCGTATGGCCTGTGTTTGCGTCTGGACAATGACAGTCTGGACAAACTCGGTCTGGCAGGGGATGCGCAGGCGGGCGACATGATTATGCTCGCCGCGCTTGGAAAAGTTACCAGCGTCTCCAGCAACGAGACTGACAAGGGAATCAAACGCTATGTGGAAATTCAAATTACGCACCTCTCTCTCGGTGACGAACATGCGGAAGACGTCCCAGCCCGTAAACCACTTCGCGGAAAAATGTACAAAGAATAGGAGGCTCCATGGCTAGACCACGCCGCTTCCCTGCCGCAACTATACATTCCTTAACCAAGACATGCTCAAAGTGTGCTGTGGAGAGGACTATTTCCCAGTATCATAAAGACAAGAACGCAACCGATGGGTTGGCGTCAACATGCTCTGTTTGCACAAGAGCGCGATGGTCTGAAAAATATAAAGACAAAGAGTCCCGTAAAAAAAGATACCAACAACAGGTGGCCTGTGCTTTGGCCAAAGAAAGACCACCAGAAAAAATAAAAACTATCGGTGGAAAAAAATGTTCAATTTGTGAGCAAATAAAGCCATGGGCATCTTTTCAAAAAAAGAACACGAGTTTAGACGGAACAAAAGCGGCGTGTAAAGAATGCAGTAACAAGGCATATAAAGAGTGGCGCCATAACCGGCAATCTCTTCCATCTAAAAAATGGAACATTAAAAAGAACTACGGATTGACATGGGATGATTACCAAGCACTTCTTTTGTCGCAAAAGGGTCTATGTGAAATTTGCCAGTGTGATATGTCCAAGGTAAGACAGGGGCCTTGCATTGATCATTGCCATGAAACAGGAATCGTTCGTGGCCTTTTGTGTGCTTGGTGCAACCGCGGATTAGGGCTTTTTAAAGATAACCCAGAATATCTTGTAATGGCCGCAACATATGTTTCCAAATGGGGGGACATAGAATGAGCAACACATCTACCCCAGTTTCCCTAGCCAACCGCGCGCTCCTATCTGTGGGAGCTAGGGCCCAGATTTCTAATCTGAACGAAAATAGCACCGAGTCGGATGCTATTAACGTTCTGTATGTACCTACATTTGAAGCGCTTGCCAGATCCGCACCGTTCAACTGCCTCAAACAACAGGCGGTGCTGACATTACTTGCGGCCGCAGAAGGCACACCGGAAAATATGGACGGCACAACTTTGCCGATTCCGCCTACCCCGTGGCTCTATTCCTACGCCGTTCCAAACGACAGTTTACAGATACGCTTTATATTGCCGCCGTTGACGAACACGCCGTCAACAGGCAACATTCCGATTTCACCAGCCTATATAGGCGCCAACACATGGATACCAGGTATGGGGCAGATACCGTATTCGGTATCGTACGGCGTGGATGCGCAAGACAACCCGCGCGAGATCATCCTGACCAACCAGAGACAGGCGCAGGCGGTTTATACGGTCAACCAACCCAACCCTGTAATATGGGATTCTTTGTTTGAGTCGGCGTTCGTGGCATCCCTTGCCGCCTATCTAGTACCAGCCTTATCGCTCAATCTGGCGCTCATGGATCGCGTTGTACAGCAGGCCGAGGCCGCAATATCTATTGCGCGCGTGCGTGACGGTGTAGAAGGCGTCACAAGCATGGACAGGAATGCAAGCTGGATGACGGCCCGCGTATCTGGCGGTAGCCTTGCATACCAAGACGGGTACGGCCCCTATGCCGGATGGAACAATATGATCTGGCCGGGGGTTTAAAACCTTGGCCAATCCTTCCAAAATACAAAATTCATTCACTGGCGGCGAAGTAAGTCCCCAGCTTTACGGTCGTACGGATCTGGCAAAATGGTCGAACGGAGCTTCGACCATGCGCAATATGTTTGTCTCTTACCGTGGTGGAGCTTCCTCGCGCGCAGGATTGGCCTATGTCGGAACGTGCCTTCAGGATGGAGATGGCCCTCCTCCGCGTGATATACGTTTCCAGTTCAACATCAACCAAGGCTATGCGTTGGAGTTTGGTGATCAGACGGTCACGCGCACAGTAACTGGTACAGCCAACAGCGGAGGAGAAGTAAGGCTTACGCTAGATTCTACCCGAGGACTTATGACGGGCAACACGATGGTTGTGAGCGGTGTGACGGGCACAACCGAAGCGAACGGAACATGGGTTATAACAGTTGTTAATACCACGCAGGTTCTTCTGGATGGGTCTGTTTATGCCAACGCATGGGTGTCCGGCGGAACGACAGTTACGCAATCTGGTTATATGCGGATCAAGTCTGATGGCGCTTATGTGGTAGAGACCGGCACGACTATTGACGCCGCCACTAATGCAAACCCTCTGGTTATCACCGACAACGCGCACGGATATCAGAACGGTGACTGGATTTATATATCTGACGTGGGCGGTATGACAGAGCTCAATGGCCAGACATGGATTGTGTCGAACAAAACGACCAACACTTACGAATTGATAGATATGTTTGGAACCACGGTCAGTTCGCTCAATTTTGGCACATATACATCCGGCGGCACATCGGAGCGCATATATACAGTGGTATCACCATATGCCGCTACCGATCTTCAATATCTAAAATACACGCAAAGCGCCGATACGATGTCCTTGTGCCTGTGGAACCAAAGCACATTTACGGAATATGCGCCGTACGATCTTGTTCGCAACGGCGCCACAGACTGGGTTTTTACAGAAGTTGATTTTGGCTCTTCGATAGCTGCGCCTGAAGGCGTATCGGTTGTGGCACAATCTTCCACCACTTTGTCGACATATTATAGTTACGCGGTCACGGCTGTAGACTCGGAGACGGGTGAGGAAAGCGTAGCATCAACACCAGCTGGTTTACAAAACAACGACATATCGGTAAACGCAGGCAGTAACACGATTAGCTGGATCGCCGTTGCCGGGGCAAGTAGTTACAATGTTTACAAAGCCACGCCGTCTTATGGGGTAGCCGTTCCCCTTGGCGCAAGCTACGGATATCTCGGCACGGCGTTCGGCACAGAATTTACTGATACCAATATTTTAGCCGACTTCACCAAGGTTCCACCTGTCCACAATAACCCATTCGCGCGCGGGACTATTACGTCTGTATCAATCACAGGCGGTGGGTCTGGTCTTACCCAAGGTACAGCAGGGTATACAGTCACGACATCTACAGGAAGCGGATTTGCTGGATACCCCATCGTGGTAAACGGTGTGATCAGCGGATTCTTTGTCACCAATGGCGGAGAAGGATATCAGAACAGCGATACCATCGCATTCGGCAGCAAGGCGACGGGTACGTATACCTTCACTATAAACCCGACAGCGGGCCAGACAATTGTGCTCAATGGCCAGACATGGACGTTTGTTGCGGGCGCACCTGCCGCAAACCAAACCAGAATTCGTTCTACTGTCGCACTGACACTTCAGGCTCTTGTAGCTGATTTGAATTCCTCAGCAACAGCGGGAATCGCCGTGGCTACGTATACGCTCACAGGTCTTATCGTCACAGTCACATACGATGTTATTGGCACAGGAGGTAATGCCTACACACTTGCTGCCGGTACATATGGCGGCGCTGTGTCTGGGGGAACATTGGCTGGTGGCTCCACATCCACGGGCGCGACTGGCACATTAAGTGTTGGGCCTCAAACTGGTACTTATCCTGGAGTTGTTGCATATTACCAGCAACGCCGCGTCTACGCCAACACGCAGGCTCATCCAGATACATACTTTTTCAGTCAGCCTGGCGCATTCACCAACATGGATACATCTGTACCGCTTACAGACGATTCCGCCATTATTGGCGCACCTTGGGCGCAGCAGGTAAACGGTATCCAGTTTATGCAACCGATGACCAACGGCCTGATCATGCTGACAGGTAACGGAGCGTGGAACCTCAATGGTGGCGGCAACAACGACCCGATCACTCCGTCCTCGCAATCGGCAACGTCGCAGGCTTATAACGGATGCCACGACTCCATCCCGCCGATCGTGGTTAATTACGACATATTGTACGTGCAGTCCAAAGGCTCCATCGTCCGCGACCTTGCCTACAACTTTTTTACCAACGTGTTCACAGGCACTGACATGACGGTGCTGTCCTCTCATTTGTTCAACTATCACCAGATCATCGAGTGGGACTATGCAGAGGAGCCGTACAAGATTATCTGGGCGGTGCGCGATGACGGCATCATGCTTTCGCTCACCTATCTTAAAGAGCAGGACGTATACGCATGGGCTCGCCACGACACCAACGGTTTTTTCAAAAGTGTTTGCACTATTACAGAGCCGCCAGTTGATGCTGTATATGTCATCACACAAAGATATGTAAATGGGCAGTGGAAATATTATTCAGAGCGTATGGACAACCGCAATTGGGAAAACGCTGAAGATTGCTTCTGCGTGGATGCTGGTTTATCAACGGCTCTTGAATACCCTGATGCTACTCTGACTCCAGCAGCATCAACAGGTACGGATAATATTTCCGATGTTATTATCACGCAAGGTGGGTCCGGCTATACCGCGCCTGTTATCGTGGCCACCAGTCCTGATGGTCTAGGTACAGGTGCGACATTCAGCGTCACTCTTACGTTAGGCGTAATTACGGCCGTAACCGTATTGACGGAAGGCACCGGTTATATCGGCGGCACAATCCTGACGGTACAAGACACCACAGGCTCTGGCGCAGTGCTGTCTCCCGTCCTCACCAACAACGTCACTTTTACCACATCCTCATCCGTGTTCTCTTCAGGCAATGTGGGAGACGTCATTCGCATCGGCAACAACAATGCACAGATTGACCCCGATGGCGTGGCGATCACCGGCGGCGGCAAAGCGATTATCACAAGTTATGTTTCACCGACCGAAGTTGTGGCCAATATTATTGAGCCCATCACCGCCGTTATTTACGACAACCCCGAAGAAATGCCCGTGCCAGCCGTATCTGGCCAGTGGTCTATTGGTACACCAGTGACCACGATCAGCGGGCTTAACCATCTCGAAGGCATGGAGGTCGCTATCTTGGCTGACGGATCCGTGGTTGACAACCAGACGGTGGTAGACGGCACCATCACTTTACCGCAGGAAGCATCGCTTGTGACGGTCGGGCTTCCTTACACATGCCAGTTGCAAACGCTTTATCTGTCCGCCGATACTGATGCCGACTTACAAGGCAAGCGCAAGAACATCAACAGCGTGGTCGTACGCACCGAGAACAGCCGCGGATTCAGCGTTGGGGTTAATCAGACTATTCAGGCCGCCACTCCAGATTATGCTAATTTGCCATGGACGGATATGAAGCCAGTGAAAGAGCGTAATGCGTTGATCACTGCCGGCAACAATATACCACTCTACACTGGAGACACGTACATCAACGTATCAGGCGGATGGAGCGAGTACGGCACCGTGGCGATACAGTCCCAATACCCGCTTCCGGTCAATGTAATTGCGGTGGTGATTTCTTTCGTTATGGGAGATACTTAGGATGTTATCTATCGCTGTATCCAATGAAAGGCCAGAATCCATGACCGCGGAAGTTGTCATCGTTCCTACCACGCCGTTCCATATCTGTGAGTTGGCCAATACCATGCGTGAAAAAGATAAACAGGAAATGGAAAATTACGGCGTTCACCCGTCGGAAGGTTTATGGTATTCTTATAAAAACGGGCTGGGGAACATGACGGCGATCATAGACGGTGAAGTTGCGGCAATTTGGGGAGTGGGCGGATCATATCTTGGTGATGTGGGCTCCCCGTGGTTACTTACATCTTCCGCCATTCATAAAATTTCACCGCTGCGTTTCGCGCGCTATTACCAGAAAGAAGTCTTGAAAATGCTGGATATTTTTGAACGTCTGGAAAATTATGTTGACAGCAGTTACGAGGGGGCCGTGCGGCTTTTGTCTATCGTAGGGTTTACGATCGGTGAGTCTGAAAAAATCGGGAACGGGTTGTTTTCCAAGTTTTCTCTTGTGAAGGGAGATAGATAATGGGTTTTCTGGCAGCAGCATTGCCGGCGGCGGCAGGGGCTGGAGGCACACTTAGCGCGATCAGCACAGGGCTTTCCGTCTTCGGCGCGATACAAGGATTCGTAGGACAGCGCAACGCCGGCCAAGCCGCCGCGGGGGCAAGCAAATATAACGCAGCGGTCGCCGCCAACAATGCCATTATCGCAAAACGCAATGCGCAATTGGCGGGGCAGGAAGGTGCCGCGGCTACCGAAGCCGCGCAGTTTGAAACCCGTGCCAAGGTCGGGGCCATCAAAGCCCAACAGGCGGCGAGTGGTGTGGACATCAACAGCGGATCTTCTGTGGATGTGCGCTCATCTGCCGCAGAGACGGGACAACTCTCGGCGCTTAATATACGCGCCGCCGCCGCCCGCAAGGTGTACGGATACCAGAACCAGGCATCGGATTACGAATCACAGTCAGGGCTTTATACAGCACAGGCCAAAAACGACCTTGCCGCCGGCAATATGAATGCAACCACAACCTTGCTCGGCGGACTTTCCAGTGCCGGGATGGATTATGCCAAGTATCTGGAAAACCGTAGCCCTGTGAGCGTGAACTAGATGGCAAGAGATTTGTTCGGCAGTTTCGGCAGTGTTCCCGACCTGAAGGGGGTTAGCGGGCCGATGTTGCCTGCCCAGAATATCAACGTAAACCAGAATATGTTTGGCGCGCAGGTGGCCGATGCGCAGATCGCGCGCGGGAACCAGTCCATGAAAACTGGTTCGGAAGGCATGCAACTTGCCACGCATTATGCAAAAATAGACACCGAAGCGCGCGTGAATGATGATTATGCCAACAAATACGTGCCCAAAGCGCTAGAATTGAAGACCGCGTATGATGCTCTTGAAGGACAGGACAAGGTTCACGGATACGAGCAATATATCAAAGGCATCAAGGAACTTAACGCGCAGTACACGGGGCCGGACCGCGGCGTGTACGAGAAGCAGCTTTGGAACGATCTGACCAACCGCCAGTTAATCACCGCGCAGGAGACGGCGAACAGGGAGTTGGCCGAGGCACAAAAGAAACTCGCAGTGCAAGCGGCCTCAGACAAAATGGCTGCCGATATTATGATGGGTGAACAATATTATAACGACCCAGTAATAGTACAGCAATCATGGGACTCGATCGAAGGCACTATCCAGATGCAGGCGATTGATAACGGGATAGATCCATCTACACCCGAAGGCAAAGAGAAGATAGACACTGTTTTGCAAAGCGCGCGCGGTGAGTTTGCCGCCAAGCTTTTGGACTCTGCCGTTGCGCGCGGGGATGTACAGGCGGCCAACAGCATATATGCCAAGAACGAGCAATATATTCCGGGATATCAGCAGGAGAAAATCGAGTCCGTCCTTCGCACCGAGAATTTGAGACAGACGGGAACACACGCCGCCGATGCTATCGTCAACGGTACGGTCATGCCGCAACCGATGGGGTATCCGCCGACCTCCGTGCAGGCACAAATTGCCGATAGCTGGCATGATGCGGGCATGGACCCGAACGAGGGTCTGGCGTTGGCGCAGGTAGAGTCCGCCATGGGCCAGAACACGGGTGTCCGCGGCACCATCGGACAAGACAAGGACAGCAAGGGCCAGCCGCTTCCAGACCAGATTGCCAGCATGCGCAAATACTGGCTGGAGGCCAAAGGCACGGCGGAGCGTACATTAAGGCGTGCACCAGCCGGATGGGAAGCATATGCCGTATACCAGCAAGGCGTTGGTGGTGGTCCTGCGTTGCTCAATGCGGCCATGAACAGCCCAGCATCCAAAGCAATTGACGTCCTCACACCGCTTTATAAAAACAAACAAACCGCCATGGATGCGATCACACATAATGGCGGCAACTTGACCATGACGGCAGGCGACTTCCTTGATGTGATCAAGGGCAAGTACGAGCGCGGCGCCCGCGATGCGCGTGTGACATTACCGGTGGGCGAGAGACCAGGCCCAGCCATTGAGCGCGCCTACGCGCAAGGCGGAGAGACCGTGCAGCCCGCCGCAACACCATTGCAGGCCATGACTCAATTCAACAAGAAACTTCCCGGCATGCTGGCCCGCGCGGAGAGTATTCCCAACGAGTCCGTTCGTGCCGCTGTTAAAAGCAAACTCGCCGCGCGCGAGGGTATTTACCGCGCGCAGGCAGAGGCATACAAAGCCGAGATAACAACACAGGTGCAGTCCTATCAATACAGCCCTGATTTCCTATCCATGGACCAAGTGCCCGCGGATTTCCAAGCGACGTTGAGAAAAGAATTTCCCAAGGAATGGATGGACCTTAAGCTTGCCGCCGATACGCACAGAGGCGCGGATCCAGACATTCTCACCACGTCGGAACTTTATGGTAAGGTTGATGGGCTTTTTGCCAGCGTAGGTGTTCCCGGATTTAAAAGACTTGAGGTGGGTGATAATTCCTTGGATGATGCTGGAAGATTGCAGACAGAAATCATGGATGCTTCCGATAGAGGCGTGATAGATGCGACGGATGCTAAGACTATGGTAAAAACAATCCAGTTAAAAATGGATGAATTTGCAGGCCAGAAAAAGCAAAATCTGGAAGACCAAGGACATTACGGTAAGGCATATAAAGAATTTGTGAAGTCAGGTGCCACACCCACCGAAGTAAACCGCATGTTCCGCGAGTATGTGAAGGCGTCTGATGATAATAAATTCGACGAGCAGGAAGCACAAAAGGGTCCAGTATGGGCGCAAGCATGGGATTCCCTGTTCGGCGGCAAGAAAGAGCAGAGCGGTCCGCAAGCCATGACTCCAGATCGCGCAGTGCAGGCTATCGTCACGGCACAGGCCCAGCAAAGATATCGGGGTTTGGTCATGTTACCATCTACACCCAACGCTGTTATCGGCCGTGACGGATCCAGCATGGCGATGAACACACAGCCTCCGCAGGGTAGTGCGGATGTGACAATTGAGAGAACGGATGGCGGAACCCTGTCTGTTATAGATGGCGAAAACTGGATGGTTTTCCCCGATGGCACTGGATATAAAATATGATGGAACAAACCTCGCCGCAACGTATTCAACTGACTCCTGAACAACTGCAAAAAGCTGTTCCTGCAAAAAACCCCGCCGCCCTTACTACACCAAGCGTGGCACCTCCAGCGCGGATAAAATTAACGCCAGAGCAAATCCAAAAAGCTGTTCCTATTGAGCCACGATTCCAACACACTTACCGCGAGTCTACTGGTCAGGTTGTGAAGGCTCCGTACGGCATGACTCCAGACGAAATAGAAAATGCTGACGATTTGAAAAACCACAATCCGTCAGATTTCGAGGCATATTTCCTTGACCCGCTAACCCGCGGTGTTGCCTTAGCTGATCAAACCGTTACAGCCGGCGCCAGTGAGGCCGGTATTTTGAGCGACGAGGCTACAGGTAAGGCACTGATGCGCGCAGAACTAATGAAGCAGGCAGCCGCTCCTCCCGCGCAAATCCAAAAAGACATGGAGACGATCCTGTTGTCGAACGGTTTCGGTGAGGGGTTTAAAAATATTATTAAACACCCTGCTGGATTTTACAATATCTTGCTTGAATCTGCCGCATCAAGTACCCCAGCAATGACGGTTGGTATGGCGTTCGGTGGTGGTGGGGCTGTTATTAAAGACGGGCTTATGTCTGTTATTAAGTCGTCCGCTAAACAAGGCGTGGCTTATGGCACAGGCTCCGCATTGCAGGAATATGCTGGCGGATTACTTGACATGATGAATCGTCGTCAGATAGATATGAAGGATGAGGCGGCGGTACGGGCTGTTCTTAATGATCCTGAATTTATGAAAGAAGCGCGTGCTCGTGGATTGAAGCGCGGTGTTATTATTGGAATGATTGATGCGATGTCGGCAGGGTTCGCAGGGAAGATCAGCGGCGCTGTAGGCGGCGGAATCAAAGGAGCGGCAGTTGAAGTGGGCGCACAAGCCGCATCAGGTGCTGGCGGTGAGGCACTAGGACAGATTGCAACAGAAGGTAAGATAACATCTCCCGTTGAGGTCATCATGGAGGGTGCTGCCGAGATGGTGACGGGTATCCCAGAGATAGTTATGGGTAAGGAAGTCAAAGGTCTTACACTGGATGAGCGTTTACAAAATCTTAAAGATGCGGCAGATACCGCCGTCAAGTCTGGAAAGCCAGAACTGGCACAAGGTATTCTTGCGCAATTAGACAATGCGGTGGCGCAAGCGTCGGTGAACGAACCTGACGTTGATATCGGCCATAAGGATTACGCACAAACAGCGGCAGATATAGATGCGCGTCTAAGCACACTGACAACTGCGCGTGATGATATTAAGTCAATGATACCATCAGACAGAATTTCACCAGAGCAAAAGCTGGCGGAATCTTTAGCAGCAAGAGAAGATGCGCGCGACAATGTAATATCTTCCGCCGAGCAAAAAGGCGTGCAAGACGTCGCCGCCGCCGAGCAAAAAATGCGCAATGGCCGCTTAAAGCAACTTGACCGCCGTGTGGATGAGATTGATCGCCAGATTGATTCGTTGGAAACGCAACTGGAAGAAAGACTGGCGCAAGGCAATACCCGTAACAAGTCTCTTGAGAGCAAGATAGAACGTCTGTTGGCTAAACGCGAACCACTGGACAACCAGCGCGCCGATATGCTTACCGCCGCCACACAGTACGATACGCAAAAAGCAACAGAGCAATCCGCCAATGAAAAGATGACGGTAAAGCGTGAGACCTTGCGTAAGCATGCCAAGGCGGTTGCTGACGAACGTGTCCGCGCCACCCAAAAAGGGTTGCGTGAAGGCATGAAGATCGCCCGCAAGGATACCAAGGCGGCGCAGGAAGTTATTATAAGCACGATCAATGAGTCGGGACTATCTCCGGCAGATAAATCAAAATTCATTTCTACCGTCAAGAATATACAGACATCAGAACAGGCTGCAAAAGCTATACCGAAGATTGCAGCGCGGGTAGGCGCCTTATTACAAAAATCGCGTAAGAAGGAAATCCGCAACGCCGTCCGTACGATTTTGAAAAAAACCAAAGTGAAAAAACAATCCGGACGCCCTGTAGGAAAGTTTGCGGATGCAGATTTACAACAGACTTTCGACAATCTGCGTGGTGCATCGAAGATGACAAAGGAAGCAGCAGAGGCCAAGCTGCTTAAAAATCTGGACGAACCCCCATCTGCCGAACTGGCCATGGAAAATATTATTTTGTCCATGGTAGCGGATTTGGATTCTGCTTCTGTGGAAGACATGGAAACAACTCTTGAAGCCCTCCAAAGCATGGTGGAAGAGGGTCGGTCTGCCAAGATTGAAAAAATGGAAGCTCGCAAAGAGCGTCTTGACAATATAAAAGAGCAGGTTATTGCGGCTTTGTTGGATGGAAGGGCGATTGACGATATCAGCCAGACAAAATGGCAGGATCGTTTGCGCAAGATGATCAACGAGACGCGCGCAACAGAAAGCGGAATCAACAACGCATGGCTTGATACGTTAGATATTATGCTCGGTGGAAGCAAAGCGGGCCGTGAGGCAAGAGACGTTCTGGAAAAATCCGTGCGTGAAAGCACTCAGGACGAGGCCGGCATGGTTGTAGAAATGGGCAATAATTTTGTTGAGTTGGCACGCGGTATTTTTGGATTGAGCGGAGAACGGGCCTTGCGTAAGAAAATGCTTGAGGACGAGCGTGTTGTAAATCTTGGAGATTTCGCGCGCGATGGGCAAGTATCAGAAGATGTTGACGAGTCGGCAGAACAAGAACCGCGAGTGCCCAAAGATCCAAAACCATGGGAATTGTCCAGAGCCCAAGCCCGTAAACTTTGGATGGAACTGCAAGATCCAGATGTGCGTGAAACACTGGTCGATCCAGATGGAAACGGCATTACAGAAGAAATGGAGGAAGCGCTCAATGACTTCCTCACGCCGGAAGATATTAAGTTTGCCGAGGCGCAAATGAGATTTTATGCGGAGATATATCCGCAAATTGACGCGGTGTATTCAGAGATATACGGCGTTCACCTTCCCAGCAATCCGTTCTATAGCCCGATACGCCGCCGTCACATAGAAAAGATTGGCAGTACCAACGAGTTTTTACAGGAATTGAAAACGAGAATGTCCGCCGCACCTGGGTTTACAAAATCTCGTGTCAGGAGCAGCGCAAAAATACTACCGCAGTCTGATGTCAATGCCATGTTGCAACATTTGCAACAAGCCGCACACTTCATTGCCATGGGTGAAACGGCCCGTGACTTGCAAAGCGTGTTTGGTTCTCCAGCCGTGCGCGAGACCATCATGGCGACATGGGGCGCGAACATGCTGGAAAACATAGACAGTTACATTATGGATTTCACAGCGGGTTCTATCCAGCGCGCGGAAGGCTGGATGCGTTTGCTGGACAAACTCAATGGTGCTTACGCCAAGGCGGTTCTGGGCGCAAAACTCAACATGATTCCCAAGCAGATGTCCTCGATGTTTGCTTTTGCCACAGAAATCCCCGTCAGCGATTATCTTGCAGGATTGGCAGACTTTGCGGCCAACCCGAAAAAAGCTATAGAGATTCTATCGCAGTCCGACCTGATGAAAAAACGCGGCGCAAGTCAGGATGTTGATATAGCGCGCGGAGCACAGCAACAGGCATCCGCCTTAATGGACAGCAAACATTCTTTCGACCAGATCATCATGCTCCCCGTTCAACTGGGAGATCGCGCTGCTATTTATACTGGCGGGTGGGCGGTATACAAATATAACCGTGATGTTCTGGGAAAATCACACGAGGAAAGCATAAAAGAGTTTGAGCGTGTCACGGACATGCTGGCACAATCTTCCAACCTCAACCAGCTTTCGCGCATGCAGGCAAGCAAAAACCCGTTTATGCGCACGCTCGGCATGTTTATGTCTGGCCCCAACGCTTACTACCGTGCGGAGAAACGTGCAATCCGCCAATATTTCCGCGGGGAGACAGATTTCAAAACTGCCGCCAAGAAAGTGGTGATACTGCACGTTGTCTTGCCGTCATTGTTCCAATACATCGCCAATGGATTTTACTGGGATGACGAGGACCAAGAGCGCGCGGCCCTGCTTGGTTCCTTAAACGGATTCCTTCTATTGGGAGATATTTTGGAAACTGCCTTAGCCAATTTAACAGGCGCGCGGTACAGCCCTGAAAAAGAAGTTAATTTCGCGGCGGGTATCACAGACCTGTTTACCGCTGGCGTGGAAAGTTTCCAACGCGGAGAGTTCGCATGGGCTGATATTTTGGATGCCATGGGTATGATCACGGGGGTTCCTGTGGAAACTGCGCGCAACATCGCGGGTGGCGTTGAAGATATAGCCGAGGGTGACGTTACCGAAGGAGTCAAGCGCGTGGCTGGATACACGGAAAAAACAGCGTTAAAGCCTTACGAATGAAAAACAAGTCCGAGATAGATCATGAAAGCCGTCTGTGCAACAACAGCTTCCCGCACAGAATCTTCTCTCTCAAGAGGAGAGTCCCAGAAAAATACTTTTACCAGCATACCGATGGCAAAGACTATAGCTGCTTCAAAATAACCCATAAGCGCATAGTAGAACAACTGTCCCGTAATGTCAAGGAATGGGTGATGGCTGCGGAAAAGACAAGGAATAGCCATTGCGCCATGGTGGTGCATCGGATATAATACTAGCGACGTAAACCTCTGAGAAAAAGACCGTGTAAAGCGGCACCGGAGATAGATGACAGTTTCTAACGCGGCAAGTCAGGCTTATCTGGCAGGGAACGGTTTAACGTCCGCTTTCCAATTTACCATAACAGCCACTTCCGCCTCTGATTTCGAGGTGCTGTATATCGCCGCCGATGGTACGGAAACTCCGCTTACCGCATCGCAATACAGTATTGCCCTCACCCCTGTTGCCGTAAACCAGCTTTGGAGCACGGGCGGGACTCTGACATATCCAGTCTCAGGTTCCCCTATCGCCGCGGGCACGTCGCTTCTTATTCGCCGCGCGGACCCATACACGCAAGACACCACCATCCGCAATCAAGGCGCATTTTACCCCGAAGCGGTTGAGCGCGCCATTGATCAACAAAACATGCAAGTACAGCAAGTCGCAGGCCGCACGGGACAACTGCGCGGCGTATGGGTGACGGGCGCGGAATACGGCTACGGAGACGTGGTGCAGGACGGCATCAACGGAGACAACACCGAAAATTACTATATGTGCATTACTGCTAATACATCCAATGTGTGGCAGGACGATCTTGCCGCTGGTTATTGGTCTTTGGCTATTGATGTTGAGACTATTAACGACTCAGTAGACGCCGCCGCTGCAAGCGCAGCAGCCGCAGCCATCAGTCAAGCCGCCGCGGCCGCAAGCGCATCCTCAGCCTCAACATCTGCATCAACTGCATCAACAGCCGCCAGCAACGCAGCAGCCTCAGAAACCGCCGCTGGAATAAGCGCTGGTAACGCTTCAACATCAGCCAGCACTGCTACTACGCAAGCCTCAAACGCGGCAGCTTCGGCCCTCGCAGCATCTACATCAGCATCCAATGCTTCAAACTCTGCAAGTACGGCATCCACGCAGGCCACCAACGCTTCTAACAGCGCATCCGCTGCTTTGGCTTCGCAAGTGGCTGCCGCGGCAAGTGAGGCAGCAGCAGCAGCCTCAGCATCACAAGCCGCGGGAACTTTGCTTGGTACGTCTGCAACATCCAATACTGTGGGCACTGGCACAAAGTCCTTTACCACACAATCTGGTCTTGCCTTGGGTGCGGGTGGTTTTGTTACAGTAGCAAGTACGGTATCTCCTGCTAATTATATGCACGGCCAGGTGACGAGTTATTCCGGCACTTCATTGGTGGTTGATGTTCTTGATATCGGCGGTTCTGGTACACTGGCCGCTTGGACGATCACGACGTCCTCCCCGCAAGGCCCAGCAGGTGGTGGATCTGGTACTGTAAACTCAGGCACTGCCAACCAATTAACATATTATGCAGGTACGGGAACGGCTGTTTCTGGTAATGCAAATGCCACGGTAAGCACAGGACAACTTACTCTCGGAGTCGGTGGGTCGGCGCAGGGCAGTATACGCTTGTCAGGCTCCACGTCTGGTACAACCACGATAGCCGCGCCAACAACAGGCACGGGCACTATGACGTTGCAGGCTGGAACAGATACGCTAGTAGCGCGCGCTACATCCGATACACTTACCAACAAAACCCTCACAGCATCTTCCAACGTGCTCGGCGGCGTAACCATGACGCTTGGCTCTGATGCCACGGGTGATATTTATTACCGCACAGGTGGCGTTCTTACACGCCTTGCCATTGGTGGATCTAACACGGTTTTGCATGGCGGCTCTACTCCATCATATTCCGCCGTTGTTGAGGCCGACATCACATTGGCCGACAACACGACCAACAACGTAACATCAACCAAGCACGGCTTTGTGCCCAAATCTTCGGCCGATGCGACCTTGTTCCTTAATTCTGCCGCAACCCCAGTGTTCGCCGCAGTTAAGGACTCTGACCTTTCAACATCAGACGTCACGACTAACAACGCCACGACCAGTAAACACGGGTTCTTGAAGAAACTGTCCAACACTGCGACCGAGTACATGGATGGTACGGGCAACTGGAGCACGCCAGCATCGGGCCTTCAACCGCAACTGACGGTGTTTACGTCCAGCGGCACGTTCACGACCTCTGCCAACATTACGACATCTACCAAGTTTAAATTCACCATTGTTGGTGGTGGTGGCGGCGGTGGTGGATCAAACGCCGGCACCGCATCTATGGGCGGAGGCGGTGGTGCAGGCTCGACAGCGATTTATCATGTTTCAGGACTCTCCCCAAGCACTGGATACACAGTAACCGTAGGCGCGGCTGGCTCGGCAGGAGCAGCAAGCAATGCTGGCGGTAATGGCGGTGCTAGTTCAATAACCTTTGGAGCGAACCCATCAGCAGGTGGTGGAACGGGCGGTGGTGCTGGGCAAACGACCAACTCAGCATCGGGCGGATCTGGTGGAACAGCAACAAGTGGAACAATCAACATCTCTGGTGGAGGCGGCGGCTCTGGGGTTAATACTGGAACACTCGGTAGCAGCGTCAGTGGACATGGTGGTGCCTCCAGTATGGGCGGGGGCGGTAAGTCGCAAGCAGGATTGTTTATTGGTGATCCTGGGCAAGCATACGGTTCGGGCGGTGCAGGCGGCGGTGGAGTGACCACGGCTGGTGGCGCAGGCAAAGCAGGCATCATTATGGTGGAGTGGCAAGAATGAGATACGCCGTGATAAACAGCACCAACAATATCGTGCAAAACGTCATCGAGTTTGATGGCGGTGTGGAGTGGTTCGCACCGGAAGGTTTTTTTGCGGTTCCGTCCGAGACGCTTAACATTATGGATATTTACACAGGAGAAGAATAATGGCCAACCTAACGATACCAGCCAGCCAACTGAATTTGCAAGCTGACAACACCGCTCCGGGACAATATTTCCAAGCGGTAACGCCTGGGGCTAGTGATCTGCCATCAGGCCCTTGCCGCGCGCTGTATGTTGGCACGGGCGGTGATATTACGGTCGTTGGCACGAGGGATGCGACGCCGGTGGACTTCATCAATATCCCAGATGGTTCGCTTCTTCCCATTCAGGTTATCAAAGTAACAGCCGTCAACGCAGCAGACGACATTGTGGCGATATACTAAATGCAAATAGCAATCTCGACAGCATTGACGAGATTGAAAGGCGGCACCGGCGGCGGTGGCCCAACACCCCCATCTACGCCCGTGAGGTTTGCCACGGTTCAAAACAAAATGCCTCACGGCCGCTTAAATTCTACAGGGCGCAATCGTATGTATTTCCGATGGAAGCATGTTATTGGCCAAGATATGTATTCGTTAAAATTAGGGGCTCTGAATTTTTATATGAATTCGAGTGGACAACAAAACACGGGCAATGCGTTCACATACGAGGCTGTTTCAATTGAAGGCCCAAACGGCGTTGTTGTGCCAATTACATGGGATAGCGGTTCTGCTACGAAATCGCTATCGAACGGTGACAATTATATTTTGTCCGATACCATCAATGCCAGCGCGTTCGGTACATCTCTGGATCGAGGTGATGAGATTTGGATTAAAGGAATAGCCTCGGTTCCATCAACGGGAAATTATTGGCCTTTTGCCGAACTTACAATAGCTGACGTAGCAAATTCCCAATGCGGTTTTTACCTAGATTCAGCGACCACTCCTTCAAGCGTGAATGCCGCAGGTGTTTTTACATTTTCTGGAACTGCGCCCGCCGCCACCACTTTAGCCCACTCTCCGTTTATTTTAGGGCAGCCCCTTGTTGATGGATTTGTTTACTTAGGTGTGGGGGACAGCATTTTCTTCGGAACAGGAGATAGTGTATCAAACGGGGCTTACGGAAGAAGTTATTTCCAGAGAGCCATGCACAACGGCTCTTCCGATATAGTTCCGTCTGCAAATTTTGCCGCCTCATCTGCCGGTATCGCAACTTGGACCGGAGCCAACACCAAATGGCAATCGTGGATTCCACATGCAAACCGATATGTTGACGAGATTCTTACCAACAATGTGAACAACCAATCGCCCGCAACAATGCAAGGTGGTATTACCAGTCTTTGGTCTCTTGTAAAAACCGCAGGCATTCAAAAAATTATAAGAACGCAGTTGCTGGCCAATTGCTCATCAACGGATTCCTACGCCACCACAGTCAACCAAACCCCTGTAAACGCCAACTGGGATACGGGTGGTCGTTCTGACCAAATGAACGCATGGTTCCCAACACAAGTGGGGGGGGCTATAGAATCGTTTTTTGTCGCCAACGTGCTAGATACCGACCCCAATTTATGGGCTGTCAACGGCGTGGCCAGTCGTATGACAAACGACGGCGTACACCCGTATGAGAACGGCGGCAATGGCATAGGGTGCTCTACGGCCGGTGCGGCCCTTAGATCAGCCAGAATTGCGTTGGGGTAGAATATGCAAAACGCGGTATCACTGGCATTAACGAGACTGAAGAACGGGACAGGCACAGGCCCTGCTCCCGGCACACAGCCTCTTTTGTTCGCCACGGTTCAAAATCGCGTCTATGAAAACCCAGTAAGCAGCGGCACTACCAACAGGTACTTTTTTTATTGGAAGCATATCCTTGGTGCTGACATGACGACTTTGGCGTTGGGTGCTATGAACTGGAGGCAAGCGGCTAACACAGGGCAAGTAAACAACCTTAACGATATTACATACGAGGGTATTTCAATCATTGCCAACGGTGTTGCAGTCCAAGTGACATGGTCGGGAATATCCACCAAGACTCTTGTTGCCGGCGACAATGAAGTTATCTCCGATGAGATACCTGTAGCCTCGTTTGGCGGAACATTGGATCGCAATGATGAAATCTGGATTAAAGGCATAGTCTCTTTTGCTGATGGCGGCTCTGTTCCCTATGGTGCACAATCCACTGGAGATGTGGCAACATCTCAATCTGGTTTCTTCTCAAGTGGGGCAACGACCGCTTCTGCAATCAATGCCATAGGACCGTTCAATTTTACAGGCGTGGCTCCATCAAACACAGGTGTCGTACATTGTCCCTTGGTTCTTGGCCGCGCAAAATACACGACCAAAGCTTACATAGGTGTTGGTGATTCCATCATGTGGGGTTATGGCGACTCTGTAAGCCAAGGTGCATATGGGCGTGGATTCTACCAGCGCGCCCTCCAGAGCGGCGCCTTTACTGAGCCAAAATGCGCTGCTTGCTTTGCAACCTCCGGATCTCCTATTGACGACTTTTTGGGCTCGAATACAAAGTGGCGGGCGTGGATAAAATACGCCAACAGGGGCGTTGATGAAATCCTTACAAACGGACTCGGCGGAGCGAGCTTGGAAATCGCTCAAGGCAAGGAACAGGATTTGTGGACCATTTTCCGTGACAATGGGTGCAGAAAAATCATTCGTACCGAGCTTATCTGCCGCACATCGGCCTCTACGGATGATTACAGTACCCTTGAAGGACAAACCCTCGATCCGAACTGGACCGCAGGAAATCGTGCATGGCAGTTAAACGACTGGTTCCCCACTCAAATAGGAACTTATATTGATTCAGTAGTGGATATGAGCACGCTCAGACAAGCGGACATTTACTGGAAGACCAACGGAACACCCGCACTCATGACTACGGACGGCACGCACTTATACGACAACGGTGGGAATGCTATTGGAAATTACACAGCCGCAATCCAATTGCGCGCGGCAATAGCATCGACACATTAACAAGGAGACCATCATGGCACTTATAGGAACAGAATTAGTAACGGTAGTGGGAGTTAAAGGTGGGGTTCCATCTGGAGGCGATTTCATCACGACCACACAGGATATTGCTGATCTTGCTGCGGCATCTTCGGGAACGGTCACAAGCGTAAATGTTGACGGAGGCACAACCGGTCTTTCCTATTCAGGGGGGCCTGTCACAACATCAGGCACAATTACCACTAGCGGTATTCTAGTTGGTGCCAACGGCGGTACGGGAGTGGCAAACACAGGCAAGACCATTACGCTTGGCGGGAACCTTACGACTTCGGGCGCGAACAACGTGACCTTCACCACGGGCGGCGCAACGAACGTGACACTCCCGACGACGGGCACGCTAGCGATCACCACGCAAACCGATGGTCTGGGCGGGTTGATCGGTGGCAACCTTGCCGACCAGGATTACCGCGTGTTCCTCAAAATGCCGTTCGGAGGCACGATCACGGAAACCACCACGCGCTCCACCGCTGGTACGGCGACCGCTACGTTCAAGATTAACACCACGGCACTGGGCGGGACGGCCAACTCTGTTTCCACGTCCGAGCAATCACAAGCGCAGGCATCAAGCAACGTGTTCGCGGCAGATGACGATATCGTGATCACGATATCTGCAAACTCTTCCTGCGCGAACATGAGCTTCATGATCAAATTCACAAGGACGTTAAGCTAATGTTTTTCACATATGTAGCACCCGCTTCTTTTTCTCCTGCCGATATTGCAGATTTAGCGATGTGGCTTGACGCTTCCGATACCGCGACAATTACTGAATCGGGCGGAGCAATATCTGAATGGGCGGATAAGTCTGGGAATAGCAATGATGCCACGCAAGGAACGGGTGCAAACCAACCTACCACTGGTGGTAGTTTGAATGGCTTAAATGCTATTACTTTCGGGACCAACAAATATTTCTCTTATCCTTTGGGATGGGTAATCAGCACACCTTATGATGTTTTCATTGTCGAAAAAGTTGGAACGGGCACGGCCTTTAACATCTTGCTGGATAAAAACGGCGGTGGAGATGGTGGTAATGACGTTCTTGGTATGAGATATTTGGGTGGGTTCGACACCTTCCGCTGCGGACAGAACTTCAACGATCTTGATTACGCAAAGGGCTCTGACTTTAACACGGACGCCCGTATTTGGTTGAATGACCGCGGAAACCCTACGTGGACTCTTTACGAAAATGGTGTTTCAAGAGCCACCAAAAGCGATGCCAACCTTATAACCGCGCCGCTTGCCAACCCCACCATAGGATACTCCAACGACTCAGGTGGTTTGTACTATGATGGAATTATGTGTGAAATCATCGCATACACCAGAAGCCTTTCAACGTCCGAAAAAAATCAGGTCGGAAATTATTTGGGTACAAAATGGGGAATAACGTGGACCAATATCTAAGTATGATAAAAAGATTCATAAAATGGCTAAAGGCATTTTTTTCCATGGACATAAAATAGGGGGGCACATTGGGGGACAATATATTTGAAATCGCCATTACGGCCATTTTGAGCATAGGAGGCTGGTTTGTGAAACACATGCACGGAAAAATCGAAAAAAACCAAGAGGATCTGGCGGCGTATAAAACGCATGTTGCGGAAAATTACGCCAACAAGAACAATCTCGAAGCGGTTATGGACGAGGTGCAGTATGTCCGCGGCGCCGTGGATGACATCAAGCGCATCCTGATTAACAAGGTGCAATAGTGGTATTCCTTGCCATACCATATATGACGTGGGTTTCGCGCATGTGTGGTGGCGGGTGGCCTAAATTACCATGGGGTTTGGATGCCTTTGTCTTGGCCCTGCCTTATCTGCTGTTCTACGAGGCGATCGGATGGTGGGTAATTCCTGCCTACATTGGCGCGGTGATTGGAGTGCGCTTAGGGCATGGGAGAGGGTTCCACTACCGCCTGCCGTTTAAGGAAGGCTCCGATCCAGAGAAGGTGGAATGGCTGATTGATAGCACACAGGATGTCTATACTCGCAAATTCCTGATCATGTATTTGACCGGGCTGGCTGTAACGTTCGCGCTTGGACTTATTCTCACGCTGCACGGCCACATACTTGCGGGTTTTGTAATATACGTATCTGGCATGTTGAAATCCGTAGCTTATATGTTGCCTGAAACATGGCATTCGGAATTGGCGCGTGGCTTCTTTCTAGGGCTTGGTGTCGCCCTAGCTTACATGGTAATATAAGCCATGAAGAATTGGGGACGCTTCTTTACACCTAAGAAAGTCGCGAAAGGTGGAATTTCGGCAGTCCTTTTGATTGCCACGCCGCTGGTTGCCCAATATGAAGGGCTTCGGACAAAAGCATATCTGGACCCGATCGGAATTGCCACGGCTTGTTACGGCGAGACGGAAAATATAGAACTTGGTATGGAATTTACGGTCACGCAATGCGAGGCTATGCTGACTTCTAAACTCGGAACCTTTGCAATCGCCGTGGATGCCATGGTTAAGCCGGAAGTGAAACCAGAAGTGCTTGCCGCCTTTTCCAGTCTTGCATATAATATCGGCATCGGAGCGTTTCAGAAATCATCGGTCTTGCGCTTGGTGAACGATGGTAAGACCAAAGAGGCTTGCGACTTTATGTTGAACTACAACAAAGCGGGCGGCCAAGTTTTTCCAGGCCTTGTTAAACGCAGGAAATCAGAGAGGTTGCTATGTCTTTCAGGCTTATAATAATCCTCATCGCCCTTGTTACACTCGCCGGTGCCATAGGTTCGGCAAAATACCTGTACGACCAGAACCAGAAACTCAAAACCGAAAAGGCCATATTGGAGGCACGGAATGAAGAAACTGTCAAAGAAGGAAATCGTTTTGCTAATCGTCCTCGTACTGGCAACGATAGGACTGACCGGTTGTGCAAATGGATCGAATACCTTGAACGACAAAATAAGGGTAAGCCCAAGCGCGGAGTACCTGCGCGAGTTTGCCCGTGAGGATGCTGCCGGTATTTGTGGCCCAGCGACCGATGCCGTCAAGAATGACTGGATAGCCCAGAACGAGCCTGACTATCAATGAAAACCTCCATCCCCAAACTGCATTCCATCCGCATGAAGAACCATTACAATGTGGAGTGGTTGGAAATTCCCACGCGCCATGACATAGACCCGCAGACCGTGCTGATGGGTGCGTTGAACGAACGCATGGCTGACGTGGTGATCATTGGTTATGGCAGTGACGGGCGTGAGTATTTTGCATCCAGTGTTGCCGATGGTGCCGAGGCGTTATGGCATCTGGAGCGCGCCAAGCAAAGGCTGATGGGAGTCTAGTCTCTCCCAGTGTCACGCCTGATATGAGGTGGCGTTCCCCGTCACGGAGCGCCCCGTGCTGGCCTACTCAGGAAATCTAAAGCTGGGTTGTTCTTCTTACGGGGCCTTCAAGCGTCCCCAGCCCGTGGCTTTACTGCTTTCAACATTCCCTTTCGCAAGGCATAAGTTGGACGGGTGATCGGGCTTGTGCGCTTAGCCGACCCACCCTAAAGCGCAATATTGTGAGTGTTCGTAACCCGTCCATGTGAATGATGGTAAATGGTCAGGGCTTCAGAGGCCACGTCCCACGGGTCTGATGCTCCCGCCATCACTCACAAAGAAAGGCTGTCCTATAATAGCAAGGGCATTAAAAAGGTCAACAGCCTTTTTAGGGGCTGCTGACCAAGGAAAGGAAACAATGATACGTGTGAAAAACTATGCCATCAACAGCGCGGATGGTCAACGATCAATTCGGTTGTTTTGGAAAAAGGTGCAGACATGCGCACGTCGAATAAAGATTCCATCTCGCCGATCTGGTAGGATTTCACGGAGCGTATCCGGCCTTCACGAATCATCAGCACATGCGCGCCATACCAAAATTCTTTGCGCGTGTTCTTGCAGTAGTCAGGGATGTAACCGTCGGGCATATAGCAGCCCATATTGTACGCAGTGACGGATCTGCCAGGTCCGAATTTATGCGCCGTGACCATGCCGAGAGCGTGGGTGTGCCCAAAAACGACATCATGGATGGATTTTTCCGCGGCCTGCTTGGCCACGTTGTCACCGCCCACAGCTTTACCCATGCCGTTAAAAGGGCAGTGCGTGAAGTCGACACCCTCCAGATGGAAGTATTCGCCGTACATCGTATGCTCCCAGCCCGTCTTTTTCAGGACATCGAGATAATGCCCGGACGCCATGCCGTATACCGCGGGGTTTAAATTCTCGTATACCCAGATGCGGTTTTCATGATTCCCTAATGTAATGTGCTTTTTCGGGGACACTGTGAGATTGTCATTGATCATATCACGGGCTTTGACCGCACATTCCAGATCACGCAAAAGGGACGGCTTTAACCGTCCCTTCATGGTGTCGTCCTTTTCGTGCGCGCAGCAACTTAAAAAGTCGTCCATATCGCCGCCGTCAATCACATAATCCGGTGATTCGTGGTTGATAAGCCGGGCCAACCAAAGGAACCTCCGACGGTCCAATTTTGGCTGGTTATGGGCATCGGTAAAGTAGACAATCTTAAGAAAGTCCCCTTTAGTGGCCGCTATTTTAAGTCGTTCCCCCACGGCAAAATCCTATCACAAAACCCATGCCCGTGATAGTATATTTGGGGGTGGAAAATGGGGGACGTTCACGACTTCGAGACCGGCGAGATTATAAAAATCACCCGCATTCCCAAGCGATCGGACACCCGTGAACTAATCGAAGCCCTATACCAACGCCGGCATCAAATAGACGACATCATCGTCATCTACAACGAGAAGGTGACTGGTGTGGCAGGCTTCGGCATGGCGTGCCAGGACGACCTTAACCGCCGCATTCTCCACAGCTTCTTCAACGATTACATGACGATTTATGGGGAAGACCCGCCTGAGCAGGAGTAGGGCAGATACACAAAACGGTGGTCCACCGGTCAACCTGTGCTATTCCTACAAGCAGTCGACCTTTATAGAATATGCCGCTAAACATAGCATATCTTCGCGTGTGCCGGGCAGTAGGGGCCTTCACAAGACGCAGCACAGAACCCCTGACCATCCACAAAGAAACGGCATTCCTTTTCCCTCAGATCCAGCATCGGCTTTGGTGTGCCATAAGCAATCGCCGAATGCGGGTGACGTTTAGGTGCCGACGGTCTTTCAATGGGTGGTGCGGGCTTCTTGTTGGCGCGTGGCAATTTCAAGCGCGCGATTTTGGTTTGAACGGCCGGGAGTTTACGGCCCAGCACTTCCGCGATAGTGACGGCGCTGGCCCCTTCTGCGCGGAGATGTGCCAGTTTCTTCTCGTCCGCGTGAGTCCATGGTTTCTGCTTTTGGTTCTTGGCCGTCATTTTTTTCCCTTCTTGCGTGCTCACTATGCTGGTCGTATCTATAATACGAATCCATGTCCCCGAATTGTTCCGCACCGAAGGCCCTACCGTCAAGCTTTTTGATGACGTCATCGTATGTGCGGCCGATTATATCTTCGCCGTTGCAGTGGAATTTGATCATCTATAAGGCCCCTTCAGTTCTATTTTAAAATTTCCCTGAAGGCGTTCGGCCACATCAGGCCAGCGTCTTCGCAATTCACGTTTGACGTATTTAAGAGTTGCCGCCTTATTGAAGCAATCCGATACATCCAAATTGTATTTTTCCGGATGCTTAGGATGTGTTGATATGATAACCGCTTTCCCCATAATATCCCCCCGTGACCAGCTAGTGTATCATTTTTTCCCGTGGTTTTCTAGCAACTCAATAGCCCTTGCAGGATTTCGGTGGTGTTCATGGCTGTTGTTCCTTTGCTTGAACAATTTCGTAATCGGTTAAGGTTCTGCCGTTCAAATGTTCCAAATAATAATCGTCAGTCATATCTAAATGGCTGATTTTCAGGTAGGCAGTTTGATCTTTGCCGTGATGAACAATTTCAATCGGCTGCTTATACATGTAATGTTTTTTGTTACGCGCTCCGACAAAGTGAAAGACTTTGAGAACATCGCCAACGTGGATAATCATGCCATTTTTATCGTACAGTTTTGTGTCCATCCCTAACCCCCCTTCTTCAAGGCGGCGCGGATGGTTTTCAGGTGTTTTCTAAGTTTGCGACCAAGCAACGGGTCGTAAGCATAATCGCGCATACACAATTCCACATCAGCCAAAGCCTCCCCCACCTCCGCGCCGATGGGTGCGGGGGTGGGTTTTGTGCGGCTACAGGTAAAATAAAACTCGCCATCCTTCTCGTTGCCGATCATAAATTCTGCGTTTGTCGCGTTCGTTTTCATCATCAGGTTAGAAAGCACAGCCAATGCGCCTTGCTCCAATCCCTCAAGGCTTTTTCCGTTCTCGCAATAAAATACGGCTGGTTTCTCCCCCGATACATCCTCACGTTGGGCGGCTTTACACGCGTCAATTCCGTCATTGAAGCCCTGATTATATTCAGCACGGTAAAGATCGCCCTTTGGTGCGTTCTTTTTCAGCGCATAAAACAGAACATCGTCAATTTGTTTTGCGCCCTCAACATCGGCCTTAGCATCTTCATAGCCTTGACCAAGGGGTGAAATCGCCTCCTCCAACTCCCCCGCCCCTTTTATGGGGGTGTCCGCCTGTGGGGGTGCGGGTTTGGGGTCGGCTATCCATCTTCCAAAACCAGTTTGCTCTATTTTAAATTCTATGTGGTCAAATCCATCTACGCCCCTCAAGTCAAAAAGAATATTATTCTCCCTGACGCATAAAACGCTGACTTTAATGTCTCTGGATATTTCTTTGCCATCCAAATAGTCGGCAAGCCTTCTAAACAATTCCTTGGAAACACGGGCGGCTTCTCGCTGTGCTTTTTCTATGTGCATTTGAGCCTCAATACTTTGATCTACGTTATCCATTATTTAATTTCCCTAGCAAGGAACGAAACCTCATCCCGATAAATTCATTAGAGTAACGGCTGTCTTTTGCGTCATCGGCAAGTTCCTCAAACCCACCCGCGTCCGAGGGGTTTTTAAGGGCGGCTTCACACACTGTATGTAACTTCCGTAATTCCTGTTGCAGATACGCCTCTGGTGCAGTTTTAGCGCAAAACCACAAGCCATCATCTTCTGCTTGCTTATTCACCGTCTCAATAATAACCCCCAACTCCCCGCTTATGGTCGGGCGGGTGTTCCAAAACGCTATTACTTCGTCTTTTCTGGACACGTGCTGACTGTGGGAAATACACTTGTTTTCTCCACCACACCCCACAGTCCATTGCTCGTTTGCTTGCGTTCGTGGATGATAATCGCTTTTTTGGACTAGAGATTGCGTTTTCACTAAGTACGCTTGCGCTCCGCAAAACGGACAAGCCGCCAGTTCTGTGTTCGGTGGGGTCGGGGTCATTGGGTTTGTTCCTTATGGCAGTTGAAATACGGTGACTGTTTTATCGCAACATTTACAGGCTAGTTTTTTATAGCCCCATCCTTCTTCTGCGATATACAAATCATGCTCCAGTTGAACAGGCTTTTTGAATAGGCGTTTTTTGAAACGGTTGGCGCATAATTCTTTTGGCTGTAAATTGTCTGGATTTGTCGAAGTAAATGCCTGTCCCATTTTATTCCTTCCCCCCAAACAAATCAGGTCTTATCGCTTGCAGGTGGTCGAAAAGTACTTGGTGGAAATCATCGTTGGGTGCGAGTTCGCCATTAACCCACTTCTCATAAAGCACATCAGCCTCATTTTTCATTCCCGCCAAATCCAGTGGTGGGCGCGTCAGGGTTGATCGGGCGGCTTTCAGGATGGTTTGAACATCGCGTATATCCTTCGCGTTCAAATGACAGTAAGTGCCACTCATGTCCTTAATGTTGTCAATCGCCTCGGCCAGTTCTGTGTTCGGTGGGGTCATGCTATGCTCCTATATCGTCTAAAACGGCTTGGATAACGTATGTAAATTGCCACTTATAAAATCGGTAATTATAACCGCGCATACCAGTACAGGCATTGATCCCGCGCCAGTGTTCAAATAGTGGAAATTTGCGTTTTTCATTCACGCCCATAAACCAGTGCTTGCTTAATCGCTTTTGCTTATCAATCATATCTTCTTCCCCCCAAACAAATCAGGTCTTATCGCTTGCAGGTGGTCGAGGCAGGCGTTCCAGCCACCGTGCTGATTGTTTAAATACGTGTTGTCTATTGGCGAATAAGCGTTTCTCCGCAACCCCGCCAAATCCAATGGTGGGCGCGTCAGGGCTTGGCGGATAGATTGCAGGTCTTTACAGACGCCGACAAACACTTCGCCTTCTATTGCGACCTCGTTATCAATGAGCCGTGCAACACGTCCCAACGCCTCCACCGCCCCCTGATCGGGGGACTGGATGGGGGTGCGGGCGCGTATAGCCTTGGCTAGTTCTGCAATATTGATGTGGAGCGCGTCACCTACAAAACGCCCTGCGCATCCATCCAAAAATGTTTCAATAGTTTCCATGTCCGCGCACATCTGCTTGATGTTCTTCAACGGCATATCTGGGGCTTTATCTTCGGGGGGTGTCATTTCATCACCTGTAATTTCGTAATAAACCATTGGTCGCTCCACGATAATTCTGGATAGCCTTCTGACTTGCGAAACGCTATGGCATCGCGCTTTTTGTCAAAGACCTTGTTGCCCATGACGTATGCAATCCCGCCTTTTCCAACGGTAACGCACCATGCAATCGGTTTCTTAGGTTTCTTCTTCATCACTCATTCCTTTTCCGCTCGGCGGGGTTGGGGTTACGTTTTATCGGCACGCAAGTTTTTACCCATATGCTGGGTGTGGATATTTGCGCTGCACGGATACATTCAGAAACCACGGCGTCATAGTCTTCATCATCGTCTGTCTTGTAGTCCCGTCCTGCTCTGGCTTTTGCTGTATTCGCAAGGCAGGAATTTAGAACACGCTCATATCTTGCGGGGTCGCCTTGAACCCAATCGGTAGAGCAAGTTTCTGTTTCTGGCGGTTCGTTACATGCTGATAAAAACAGCACCAGTATAATTAAATATTTTCTCATCTCATTCGCTCCCGTCCGTGTAGTCGATCCATTCTTTGATCCACCAATACGTTTCAATATCATTCTTCATCCCCGCGTTCCTTTCGTGGCGGCTTCTGTTACGTAGTCATGGCTCATTCCCTTGTAACATTTAATGGCATCATCAATGGTTTTGTCTTTTAAGGCGGCGTAAAAATCACCATTCCAAGAGCGTTCGCATTTGTGCTCAATTTCTACTTCTCCGCTTTCGCCCTTTAATCTGACTTTCAAATACATCACTCTTTCTCCTTTAAAATCGCGTCTATCTTGGCGAGGGCTTCTTGCGCGGCTTCCTCGTATTCAGTAACGGCATCCAAAATATCGGGGTTAAGTTCTTCTAACTCATTTGTGAATTGGCGAACGTTCGACATTTCTTGAAGAAACTTCAAACGTTTCCGCACACTCTCCAAATCCTCGCGGGTGATGGTTATCACAGAGGAATATCCACTTCTTCTTCTTCTTCAACAGCCGGTGCAGACTTCTCACCGCCTTTGGAATCGAGCATAACAATTTCTCCGCGATACGGGCGCAAAACGATCTCCGTGGTGTAGACTTTGTGTCCGTCTTTCTCGTAGTCGCGGGTTTCAATCTGGCCTTCGATGTAGACCTTGCTGCCCTTCTTGAGATAGTTTTCACAGACATTGATCAGGCCCTGGTTGAATACACAAACGCGGTGCCATTGTGTGCGTTCCTTCTTCTCGCCGCTGGATTTATCTTTCCACGACTCACTTGTAGCCACAGAGAAGTTGGCGACCTTATCTCCTGACGTCATTGTCTTTATTTCAGGATCGCTCCCGATATTTCCTATAATTACTGCTTTGTTTACCGATCCGGCCATGTTTTATCTCCTTATTGCGGGGTTTATGATATAGACGCCCATCGCCCAACCATCCCCGAAAACGTAATACATTTCTTGTTCCATGTCTATCCTAAATCGGTAGAGGTAACAGCATACACATTATACACATCGTACTCTTACACACCCGCGCAGGTGTCAGAGGCTCTTAAGCCACTTCACCCACCCGTATAGCTTGTTCATGGTAGATTGCGCATGGTTCTCGGCTTTCCAGTCCCAGTCAGACCATGAGTCCTTGTACTGGCGATTCGTGCACTCCTCGCGGTATACCTCAATCTCAGCCTCAAGCCAGTCTATAAGCTCTTCCTTATTTGCCAAACAACACCTTCCGCATATAATCACTGAGAACACGGTAGCCATTTGCCTTCGCCGCCGCCTGTATCAATTTCTTTTCTTCCTTGGTGACGCGGAACATAACCGCGCCGGATCGTACTTGTTTTTTCTTCATGGCAACCTACATCGGCAAATCGGCTTCGGGGATATCTTCTTCGGGGGGAGGTAACTCGTCCTGCGCCTTGGCAATCTTCACCCAGTCGCCGTGATAAGGCTTAATCTTGTTCTTCTGTTCCGGGTTAAGTGTATCCTTCCATGTCGTGTAGCCTTCGACTCCGCGCTTGCTGGCGATGTCACCGGCGGCTTTGAGTGTTGCAACCTCGGGGTCTTCTTTCGGCGTGGCGAGAGGCTCAACGGTGAAGGGTTTTTTGTTGGCCTTACTTGCCGTCAACGCCAAGGTTTGCTTGCCGTTGATGTGGCTCATGTGACTGATACGGATGCCGCCGACTTCGAGACCGCCGAATTTTATCTTGGGGTCGCGGTAAAGTGTGAGGGAGCGGCCAACGAATTTATTGCCATCCCGGCCCCAGCAACGCTCCAACACGCGAAGCATTGATTTGCCTGGTCGGTATGGTTTTCCATTGTCGCCCTCAAAGTTAATATTGATGGGTTGTTCTGTATCTTCCCGCCCCGTGACGGACGTAATCTTAATCGTCAGGGTTTTGTCAATGAGATCGTCCGCCGTAAGCTGGTCTACTTTGGCAACGGTGAATGGTGATATGTCTACCATGTTATTCTTCTTCCTTTGTTATGATAATTCCTTCTTCTTTACGACGCTCTGTGGGCACCGTGCGGAACACAGAAGACTTGATCCGCTTATCGTACAATTTTATGTTGGCCTTAATCTTCTCCTCAAATTCTTCCGCCGCCTGCAATATGGCAGCTTGTATTTCAGCATCGGGATAGACGCGCAAGGTTAGCATGGGCATCCCTGCGCTGTAACTGATGTAATCACACCATTGGCGTTCGGATACCAGCAGTCCAGTCTGCACTTGGATAACATGCTCTGTTGGAACATCGCCCTCAATGATGGTTTGCATTTGGTATTTCTGACGGCGGGATTTGCATTCAATCACACCGTCCTTACCAACCATACCGTCTGGGGAATAGCCAAGCGTGAATCCCCATTTGTCGTTGGTGATAAAGCCGACATCATCCACCTCGCCGTAATTGGCTTCATAAATGATGCGGGCTTCCACCTCGTCTTCATGCCCGCGGATCATATCGTCGCCGATATAGTGCGGCTCTACATATTGCGTGATCCGTTGTGCCGTCAGTTCGTATAGGTGTGCCTTGACCTTATCGTTCTTCGCAACGGCCAGTGTGGGTGTGATGATCAGTTTCATCTCGCTGGCAGTTAGAAGGCCGCAGCGTGCTTGTAGCCAATCGTCACTACCTTGTAGTAGGTCTTCGTAGATTTTCACCCGCCCATCCTCTCAATCGCTCTCTTAATCCCCTCGACGTTATGCACGGCGATGGCATAATGCTGCTTGGCAGTAAGCAACTCATCTTCTTTTTGCCGCACGATTTCGGCGCGCGTCTCCATCTGCGTTTCCCATACGGCAAGGTTGGCTGTGAGGGATGCAAGCGTTTCGGGGGTCATTCAGACTTCTCCACCTTGCCGGTGATAGATGCCGTCTGGTCGTATGAGCCAATAAGCATGTTTCCGTATTGGTCTTTTTGTCCGTAGTTTGGATTAGGCACATTGAGGTTGAGGTTGTACCCCATGCGGTTGCTGCCGAAGACACTTTGCGTTATGTTGCGCAGTTCAAGAACACGCTCTTCTGCATGTTTTTCACGCAAAGCAAGAAGTTGTTCTTTGACGCCAACCTGAAACTCACGTCCGGAAACCTTGCCTTCGCGGTCGTAAAGCTCTGCCTCGTTGATTTTAAGGGATTCGAGCTTTTTGTTTTTAGCTTCCAGCGTATCAATGCTGTCTCTGCATATCTTAAGGTCTCTGGCATCGCGGTCAGCCTGCACCAGGCGTTCCTGCAATTGCTTTCCCACCATCGTCGGCAGGTGCTTGTCAATCTCGGCTTTGAGTGCTGCGTCTATGTCTGACATTATTCAATCCTCCATACACGAATTTCTTTGCCGAAAGTTTTGCTGGTAAACTTGGCGTTCTTGCGTTTGCCCCAGTGTGCGGCAGATCCAGTAACTTTTCCGCGCTCATTGACGGGAGCCTTGAATGAGTCACCTACCTGCATTTGTTCAAACGGGTAAGTCTGTTTGGTTTCGCATCCGACCGGTATGCCTTTTTCGATTTTATACATTGACGATCCTTTCCACTTTAAGTTTAGGTTTCCAATTGCTCTGCGTTATCGCCACATCCCTGCCGTCCCAGAGCGTGACAGCATGCGGTTTTTGTATGTCTCGTACCCATCCATGTCTGCGGCAGTGATACGCATTGTCACTCTTGCGCTTGGTCAGTTTGTTGCAGCACTTGGGGCAGGTGGGCATACATATCTCCAAATTAGAAAGAACTTTCGGGGGACGGCACTACGCCCTCAAACCACACGTTATTTCCCCCGTCGGTCCTTCTTTTACTGAGCTTGCGAAGTAATTACCGGCGAGCGAATGCGAGACGGTAATCCCTCTTTGGCGGCTCTGTGTGGTCAAGGGCACCAGTTTCACCGCCAAGCCCTAACTATATGCCTGTGTCGGGCGGTACGGGAACTGGCTTATGCTCCAGTGCTGTCACGTCCGTCAAATTGCTGATCGCCAGCTTGGACAGATCAATGTCAGCTTCGGTCGAACCGAGAAGTTTTTTGCGCAATTCGTTTTTCTGGTGTTTCTTTTCGGATTGTTTCAATTTTTCAATCCATACTTGTTCAAGTGTTTTGATCTTGTCTGCCGCTGTGGCGTCGACTCTAGCAATAATCCAGTCAACGACTTCGGGGTCTTCAAAATCCACATCAACGCCAACCTCGTCCACTTTAACGACAGTCATGTAGTGGCGTGAGGATGTGGGGACAACGACAAAATCTCCAGACTTGATGGATTTGTCAAGAGTTTTGAAAATTGTACGAGGGCCTTTCGCGCCTTTTTCGGGATCGGGTGTATACAACGTGGAAACCGCGATGATGTCCTCATTGATAAGCATAACTGATGTCGAATAATTCATTCCTTGTTTCCTTTTCGGTTTGTCGAAGTTTGGTATATATCCATATCCAACGCATGTATCACAAGGATACGTGCCGTCAAAATTAGTATAGTGACGCTCTCCGTGACATTCCGTACATACTACTATCTCGAAGTCGTCTTCCATTTACGGGACACTACAGCAACGTAATACGAAACGCAATACGTTTTTTTATTCCAGCCCTAATATTTTTTTCGCGTCTTCGGTAGAGCGCGCAACCCCAGCTTTTCCGCCAGCATTATTGATTGCTGATATGAACATCTCCTGTTCTTTCGACGCTCGGCCTGTCTTGGTTTTGGTTTCAAGGGCGACAAACTGTGCGATAAATTGTCCGACATCTTCAGGTGCGATTCTTTTGATGACGATTCCTATGAGGTCACTGCCGCCATCTCCGCCGACTCCGCAGTCTGCATAGGCGTCCGTCATTACATTGCCGCGACATATCCGGCCTTTGTATCTTTGATTGCGGAACAGCCTTACACCGAGCGGTGCAAGGTCCAGCATGATCTGACGCCAGATATTAGTTTCCTTTTGCGGCAAGCTCTATCCCCCTCTTCGTCACGAGGCATAATATATCCCCGCGCACCACGAGTTTAACATCATCCTTGCTCAAGCCAAAGTCCTTTACATACTGACGCGCGGCTTCCTGCATTTCCGTATCATCGGGAGCGGCGAAGAGGACTGTGTTAGGTTTTACGTGCATCAGAGCCCCTAAATATAACCACCATGTTTGGGAATGGTGCATTGTCCTTTACCCCCCCAAATTTTAATCTTCCCTTAACGAATCTGATCTCGCCCTTCACGCAATAATTATGGAACCAGCGAGTGTCTGTGCGGGCAGGAAGAAGGCACACGACTGTTGCGCCCGTTAAACTGCTTTCATAGGCTTTTTGAACCCAGTGTTGGATTTGGCGACCATATGGCGGGTTCATCCAGCAAACACCGTGCCATTCTTGCGCGAGGCCATCTATTTCCTCGGTAAAGAAAACAGGGCATTTTGCGTTTTCAGGTGTGGCGCATACATCGGTTTGAAAGCCAAACTCGGCGTTCAATTCATCAAAGAATTTTTGCGGCGTTTCCCAAAATATTGTTTTGCTTGAATAGTGAACGTCCATTATTTACTTCCCCTTTTCTTCTTCCTTGCCGCCATAACGATTCGCGCCCATTTAACAGCCTTGCCTGGTTGCATCCCGCGCGAGATACCGACCTTGGCCAGATCCTCCACGCTATCTGCCATCCCCTGTTGCATCTTCATTTTCTTGCTGAAGGCTTCCTCAGTCATTTCTACCAGCTCGCCGTCGACATGATCAACGGTGCGGTATTGGATCGGAAATTCATACTTGCACGATGGGCACACGGGCGCAGTCTTAAATGCCCAGTGGCATTTGGGGCATTGACGTACGGCGATAAGGGGTTCCGCTGCCTTTTCCCGTTTCTTCTTCTCGCGGCCGTGCAAGGTCCAGTCTCGCTCGGCATTTGGAGGTCCGTGCCTGTCGCTGTTGCCAGCGTGGTCAATGATAACGTGCGTGGTGCCGTCCGGTCGCAAACCCCTGCCGACCTTTTGTAAGTAAAGCACGACGCTTTGGGTGGGCGAGAGGTCAATGATGCACTCCACCACAACATCTTCACCGACCTGCGCGGCGAGGTCAAAGCCTGTGCTAATGAGCGCACAATTACATAATATTTTAATATCGCCGCGTGCAAAGGCTTTGAAGATACGCTCTTGCTCGGCAGGCGGTGTGGTGCCGTCAACATGGGCGGCTGGAATACCGGCCTCTGTAAATTCGGCGGCCACGTTTTTTGAGTGTTGGACGGACACGCAATAAGCTATAGCGCGCTTGCCGTCCGCGTGCGCACGGTAATGGCGGATGGCATTGCCGATCAGTACAACATCACCTTCAAACCTTGCCGCCAATTGGTCAGCCGCGTAATCACCGTTGCGGGTTTCTATACCAGACAGATCAGGAACATCAGGCGCAAATATTTTATATGGTGATAAGTAACCATTCTCGATCAGCCACTTCATCGACGGGCCTTTGACCATCGCCGAGAAGTGCATGCCTAAACCTTTGCCGTCGAGCCTTTCAGGGGTAGCTGTCAAGGCGCATATCCACGCGCCCTTTGCTTTATAGTATTCAATGATCTTTGACCATGAAGGGGAGCAGCATAAATGTGCCTCGTCCAAAAAAATTATCTTTGGAATAGGGGAGGTTTCAAGGCGATTGCGCAACGTATCAATAGAACACAAGAATGTTTTTGCGTACGGATTTGTATGATGGCCAGCCGCGATAAATGAGTGGTCAATACCAATCTCTTTGAACGTCTCTGATGTCTGACGTATCAAGTTTTTTCTGTGGCAGCAGAAGAACACAACACTGCCTTTGTTCTGCGCACTTTGTATCATGCTCGCAGCGGTTTTAGTTTTACCCGCGCCCGTACTTAATTGGAACAACACCGCCTTATGCTTTGTCATCTCGCGGCGTATGTCGGTGATGGCTTGGGTCTGGTAGGGACGGAGCGTTATCATAGGTCAATCTCCCGCTCCTCTTCCACCAGATCAGCCTCGAACTGCACGGGTGAATGCAGAGGCGGTTGCCAACCCCATGTCGGACGGCCGGAGACAGATTTTTGCACGCGCTCGAAGCCTTCGACTTTTAGTATCTTGGCGATGGCGAACGACTCGGCTTGTGACTTGCCCTTGATGGGAATTTCCAGAGACTTCATGATATCGCGCACCTCGAAGAACGCACGGCCTTTTGCGGCGCGCAGAACATCGTGCGTCATTTCATCCACCACGCGGCGGGAGTCTGCGGCGACTTCAGCTTTCTTATACAGGTCGTCGGACAGGATGATGGACTCGCCAGCTTTGTATCTCGCAACCGCCTCCGCCCATATCTGCGCACGGGCTCTACGCAACCCTTCAAGGTCAATGCGCTGGCCAGTGGTCACAACCCAGTAACGGCGCAAACCTGTGGGGTCTGTGAACACGCCGGCGATCGGGTTATAGGTGCCGCCCAGAACGAATTGGCGCGGCCAGTCTTTAACCTTCCTGCCGTATGGTTCGCGGTAAACGTCTTCCGTGGTCGTGATAAACGCCTTCAAACTCTCGTTGTCTTTCTTGCCAAAGCCCGCCATCTCCTGAATTTCCACGATCAGACGCCCCGATACCTTCATCAACTCGTCGGGATCTTCGCAGTTGTTGATCTTCAATGTATCAAGGAAGTAACTGCGCTGGTCCTTGCCTTCGCCGAACGTGGCCATGATTTTAAACGTGGTCGACTTACCCGCTGATTGAGGCCCCTCTAATATAAGCATGTGGTCGAACTTACAGCCCGGCTCGTACACGCGCTTGACGGCGGCGATCACCCATGTACGGCCAACCGCGCGGACATAATCCACATCATCTTTCTCGCATCCGACATAATCTATCAGCCAGTTGTCAAGGCGCGGCGTCCCATCCCATTCAAGGGAGTTGAAGTAATCCCGCGCGGGGTGCATTTTGTTGCGCAACGCCGCATCCTGCACTGCCGCCGCTGTCTTGGGCATGGAGCCCTTAAGATGGTAGCCGAGCCCCTGTATCCAGTAATCGCACTCACGCTCGTCGGCCTCGTCCAGCGGGTGTACTTGGAAGGTGGACTCTCCCCCTTCCGCCACAACCCATGGCGGGCATTTGACGACCATCGTGCAGCAGTGGAACTCATCCCATGCGAACACACCTTCCAGCGCGGGATGGTTCTTGACGATGGTGGTATAGTTAAGGCTGTTCTCTTCCAGTTTGCGATCACGGCCGTCCTTGTCCATGCTCTTGACCAGCAGCGTGTCGTACCAGCTTCCGTCCTGTGTCGGGCGTTTCTTGGGCACCTTGACGACTGGCAGCGGCACCGAGAGGATTCGTTCCTTGACCGCATCGAGGCCCTTCATTTTAAAGAGGTCGTTGAAGTCTGAAAATTTATCGGGGTTGTCAAGAGGGATGTCGGGCAGGATAACGGGGGAACCACCTATCTTTGCCGCCGCTTGCAGGGCTTTTTCTTTCCCTGTGTTGAACAGCCGCCCTTCGATACGCCAGTTTACCCACTCAGGCGCGTCACCAGGATAATCATGGCGGCTAATGCCATCGGGCTTTTTTCCCGGCGCGAAGGACCAGTTATCGGCGTCGGCGCACAGTATTATTTGCGCGTTGGGGAATTTGCCACGGAAATATTGCGAGACGGATAGCAGGTTGCCAGCGTCAAAGCATACAACCGTGGGCAGTCCCGTGGCTTCTCTTATGGTGGCGCATGTTGCGTACCCTTCCGCAATAAGGATGCGGCTCTTGTCTTCGTCGGTCGTCGTGAGCGGGTAATAGCACCCGATCTTACGCCCGCCCTCCAGATACAGCTTGGTGCCATCGGGGAAGATACGCTGGTATGCCCACATCTTGCCGTCCGCATACATCGGCACAAGCAGGTTGCCCTCTTCGTCAACGCGCGCGCCATGCACGCCGATGCCTTTTTTCTTCAAATACGGGTGATCGGCAGAGGCAATGACGGATTTGTCCCATACCAGCTTGGCGGACCTTGCCACGGCCTGTTGTTCCAGTAGCCGCTCTTTCTCCGCCGCTTCCTTCTCCGCCTCGACTTTCGCAGCCCATGCCGCTTTTTCTTCGGCAGTAAATTTACGGTTGCTCTTGGTGTGCCATGTGTGGACTTCCTGTTCTCTATGGCTCATTACCCAGCCCACAGCAAAGTCACCGTCAATCTTCAGCTTGTAAGCGCCGACCTTGCTGCCTTTGCGATCACCCTCGATATCAAATCGCGTGATGCGATCAGTAGCCTTGATGTCGGACGCACTCGCAGGGCCTATCCCGCATTCCCGCATGAAGTCTGTAAATTGTGCGATGGGGTCGGTCACGTTCGCCCCACAAACTGCGTCACCCCTACGCTGGGCATAAAGCAATACCACGCATTATTTTCCATACCGCCTTTGCCATTGCCCAGCCACGATACGCGACCGACACTGACAATCTTATGGCAATATTTAAGGTAAGGTATTGCTTCTTTAATATGACAATAATCCGCATCCAGAAGCACCCACGTCACCGGAGCCCATGTCAGGAACCGATCCAACATGGCGTGCAGGACTTGCCGCTCCCATGGTGTATTTGTGATAATCGCATCGCAGTCTGGCACACCCTCGTCGACGCCCATCAGGATATCGCGGGTGATAATGCCCTCGGATTGCGGCTCCAGATCACAGGCATAGACGCATTGGTGCCCGTGACGCTCAAGGTGCCTGATCAGCCTGCCATCCCCAGCGCAGGGCTCTACAAAGCGTAAACCCGTGCCAAGGTGGGCCAGGAGCGGCGTGACAGCCTCGTACGGCGTCGGCCAATACTGCCGCTCCCTACGCTCATGTCCCCCTGACCGCTTACCCATGCTTGCCCCTCACAAAAAAAGAAATCCCCTTGATGTTACGGTCGAAAGAGGCATCCAACGACCGCAACACAAAGGGGATTTTCCTGCCTCTTGCCTCCATGCTGTCCTATTTTAAGGCGCGTTGCAAGGAAGAAGAGAATTTATTTTTTACTTCTTGCGGAACGTAAAGACATTGTCCCCGTTTTGTGCGGCCGCTTTTCTGTAATAGCGCGAGTCTACCTTGGTGAACACAAAGCGGTCTTTACCCACGGCCACGCACAGCATAACATCTTCACCGGACGGACCAATTTTGTCGCCCGTTAATATTTCCGTGACGATGGCCGCTTGGTTCTGTCCAGGCACCTTGTAATAAGCGCGGCCATAATCGTTGCGCTCAACAAAGTCATTGACTTCGAGTGTCGGTCTTTCGGTGGTCAGGAATGCTTTCAAAGCGGTTCCTGCCTCATGCGGCGATGCGAAATTGTCTTTCTCGCTTTCTTGCATGGCACGCATCAGCAATTGCAGTCCCATCAAATCTTCAAACATTTTCTTCTCCTCCGTCTTGGGTTTCAGTGAATGGTCCGATGCGGCAAAAAGCATTCCCGCAGCAGCAAATGGCGTTTGATTTCTTTTTCTTCTTTTTGGGTTTCCCGTCTTTTTTGTCTTTCTCGTCCTCTTCCTGCTCCATCTCTTGGTGTGCGGCTTGCAAGGTGTCTTGCAGACTGGACAAGATAGACTTGGTTTCAGGAATTTTGAAGAGTTCGGTGTTGTCGTCACCGTCCTCCCCGTAAGTTTTAAAGGTTTGGTTGCTCATATCCCGGCCCCTCCTATGCGGCCATTTCGAGATCGTGTTTGATCAGTCGGTTGTTTTGTTGCATGCGGTAGATGGCAGACAGGCAGTCTTCAGCAGACAAGCCCGACATTTTACCATCACCCGCCGAGTCACGGTGGATGGCAGACGATACGGCAAGGTCAATAATACCTGCCAGCATCGCGCCGTTCACCACATCACGCAACAATTTATCGCCGCCGACATAGAGCGAGTCGGAATAGATGGCTGATGCCATGTCTTCGGCCAGTAAATCCACAGTCCAGTGTTCTTGCAAGGGTACGCCGGCAAGATTCATTTTCAGAATTTTGATGGCGTTCTCCAGATTAGGGCGCGTAACCGCAATCTTACGGTCAATACGTCCGTCGCGCACAATCGCAGGATCAAGCACATCGGGTCGGTTGGTGGCTAGAATGACAATCGCACTGTTTGCCTCCAACCCATCCATCTCGGTCAAGAATGCTGGCACGATGGTATTGCCAAGCCCGATGTTCGATGTTCCGCGCGTGGCAAGAATGGAGTCCGCCTCGTCGATAAAGATAACGGCGGGATAGCCGTGCTCCTCGTGGTGACGTTGCGCATCGTAAAACAGATCGCGGATGGTTTCTTCCGTGGCGCCGACATACATATTAAGTATCTCTGGCCCCTTCACATACAAAAACCCTGTGCGTACGCTCTCTTGTCCGTAGATGGTGGAGAGCGTAGTAGCCGCAGCCTTACCCAGCATAGTTTTGCCGCATCCAGGCGGACCCGTCAGCAACACGCCTTTGATGGGCCGCTTGTTGTAGGATTTAAACAGGTCGCCAAACTTGTGCGGCATCTCGATGGCTTCGATCATGTCGCGTTTGGCCTCTTCCAGACCACCGATGTCATCCCACGTAACATGCGGAGGATTAGCGGGTGAGAAGCGTGACACTTCCAACGGTGGCCTACCCAAATGCTCAACAATCTGGAAGGTTTTGGGATGTAACAACACTTCATCGCCTTCTTCCATCTTCGGCACGGACTTAATGCGCATGTCAATCTCGCCTTTTTTAACGAAGCAATGTTTCTTGTCTTTGGTCATGCGGTCAACACGATAAAGAATCAGCGCGTCTTCTGAGATACGGTCAAGCGTTTCCTTTTGAGAGTTGATGGTATTCATAGCCTCCACCAGCTTGCTTGCCAGTTCTGCGGTGGATTGCTTGCGCGGTTTGTCAGGCACGCCCCAGTCCACCGTGTAGGTAGTGGGAGGTCTCTGTAGTGCTTTCTGTTCCATCCTTGACATCATCTTTTGTCTGTAAATTTCTTCTTTCATAGAACCCCCTATACGATCCTCTAATTCCCTTATTTCCATGATGATGTCGCGTTCCTCAGAGGGGCCGCCCGCTTCTCTTAAGCGCATGCCGAGATATTCCATGCGCTCCCGTACCCAATTCTCATTCATATCTTCACCGTTCCCTTCCTTTGTTCGTAAACGTATTACATTCTGTCCCGCATTACAAGCTTATAATCCAGATCAATCTGCATCTTTAACAACGCCAGCCCGGAAAAGCCCGTAAGCTTCTCTATCTTCCACGCCATCTCAACGCTCAGATCCGCGCGTCCGTTTAAGAGTTTGGATAATGCCGGTCTCCCCACATCGAGTCGTGCGGCCAATTCCGTCACGCTCACATCGCCCAACGTGCAGGGGATAACAGTGTCTTTTATATAATGGCCGATCATCTTCTCTCTCCCGTATATGGCTCGCCGTCTGCAACCCAGCCTTTGCCCATTTCCCATTTGTTGCAGTCGCAATTTTCATGTCTCGGTACGCCCTCATAAACCGCTTCAAGGCCCTCAATGCGGATACTCGCCGTTGCTGTGTGACCGTTATGGCACCTTACAGGCACCCATACGCGCATCATGCGTCACCTACTGGCATGGGGATGAAGTGGCTGATGTCGCTATTTCTGTACGTGTAGGGAGGCACACCAATTTTTGCATGGTCTTCGTTCGAGAGAAAAAAATCAGGTGGCCACTCTTCTATTGATATTTTTGCCATTCTCCGCGCCTCTTCCTCAGATGGATGAGTCCACTCCCCAACCATAGACTTCCCATCTGTAAGGAAATAAACATTTCGCCACCCACCAGCATGCTCAACCCGCTTCTCGTCATCGGCAACTAGGTCATAAAATTTAAGCATTGTCATAGCCCCTCACCTTGCTCCACACTTATCTTGATGCAAGCAACACGGCCTGGTAATGCGTGAAAATTTGCATCTTGCTTTGTTTCATAAATCCCGCGCGCAGTCATATGCGGCGCACAAATATTGATCCATCCTTCAATGCGCTTTGGCCATTCACACATAAGATCAACGTTGGTTACTTCACCTTTGAGGCTATGTCTTCCCTCTATTGTAAAGCTGTTAATCACCTCAGTCACATAACTTATGGCGATAACCGGCTTTTCCTTATTTGGTCCGTCAATGCACAATACGCGCCATTGATGACCGTCTCTCGACTTGTAATATTTACCCGCTTCTAAAGTCATTACCATCCTCCTTAAACATATCTTTTGTATGTCGGCATCGGTCGCCATCATAGGCATGGAACATTTTACATTCTTCATTGCCGAGCCCGTTTTCAGAGCGCGGTATCAGAAGATCAAGAATACTTTTGTCATTATTGCATTCGTCATAATTGTGCAAAAGATGCGCCAACCAAACCATACAGCCGCCATCATCGGGTTTAAAGTGAACGCAATGCTGGCAATACTGCTCCTCGTACATCATGCCGGACGTGCCATTAGGGAAGTATCCCATCAATCCACCCGTGCTTTTATCATGGCGTCTGCGATTTGGTATGCGGCCTGCGCTAATTCCTTACAATATTCTGGCCTTTGCTCGTTTTTAAAACCCTCATCAAGCTGCCACTTAATCAAAGCCAAAGCCTGCCCTGCCATGTAGTCGCGTAGGGACATGCCTCTAGTTTCGGGCGCATAAACATATCCGTCCATGTCCGTGGCGTTGGGTATGGGAAACGCCGCCCCTCCGTCATTCTTCATTGTGTGGCCTCGTCTATCGCCTTAAGATCGCTCAAAATCATTGAGACTTCCCCACCGCTTAAGAGCCTATGATTATTGTCCGCGTTTATAATTAAGCGGCGAATGGTTTCAACTCTGTCTTTAACCGATATGTTCATCACTCATTTCCTTTCAGGGCTTCGCGGGAGATTTCTTTCATGGTCAAATCGAATATGTCCCCATATGCAATTTCCCTCAACGCCTCCCGCATTTTCTCCACGCCTTGTGCTTGGGCAATTAACTTGTCTATCCATTCCTTCCAGTGCGGCATGTGCGTATGCAGAATTTTCCCAAACAAAGCTAGTTGGTTCTCGTCCATCTGCGTGGGCACATCAGGCAACATCTCGTTAGGCTTATCGGTCATGATTGCACCTGTATGTCGTGTTCGGGTTTCCTGTAAAATTCTCCAAACCATTCCTTAGCGGCTGTATTATAAGCAATGGCAGCCGCTTCGGGCGTATCAAAATACCCTAAGTTTCTCTTCACACCACCTTTTTGGATTTGGGCAAAATATTTCTTTCTCGCCTTGTGAAAAGTTACCCCCTTGTAAATTGAGTGCTTTTTATCCTTATGTGGGCGCGTGTTCATAACACTTTCAGAAGCGGTGCAAATTCTAAGATTTGACTTCCTGTTATCGAGTGTATTGCCGTTTATATGATCTACAATTTGCCCAGCCTCAGCACCCATCAACTCCCGATGAAATAAAAATGTTTGGTATGTTCTTTTCCCATCCTTTTTAAACGGCACTCGTCTTTGGGCATATCCGTGGTTACTAATGATCCATGTGTATTGCTCCACAAAGTTTGCATCTTCTGGGTCGTGCAAAAACTTCACGGTTGCGCCCTTTACGGCTTTGCTTAAATCTACTGTTTCCATGGTATTTTCTCCAATTCCTTATTTTGTTCTGTTAACAAACGCGCAATTTCCTGCATAGTTTCTCTTTGCTCGGCGCGGAACATCACTTCATTTAACGTCACCGGCCGATAGTCCGTATGCTCCACGCACAGGTTTATATAACGGGCGTCAGGTAATATGTTCTGGTGCATGTGCCCGTGCGCGTTAATCTTGAACCGCCCCTCAAGCTGGCACGTATGCACAGGGATATGCGACACGACCAACCCATGCTTGGGGAATATTTTATAGGCACGAATATCTTCAAAATACGGCGTGTAGTCTTTGAGCTTGAAAATATCGTGATTGCCTTTAATCAAAACCTTTTTACCCTTAAGGCGCGACATGATCGGCAGGCAACGATGATTCATAGCAACATCGCCCATGTGATAAATTCTGTCCTGATCGCGCACGACTTCATTCCAACGCTGCACCATGGTTTCATCCATTTCTTCCACGCTGGAAAATTCCCGCACCAATTTGCCAGCATCGTCTTTAAACGTCAGAATGTTGGCATGTCCAAAATGCGTGTCTGATATAAACCAAGTTTCCGGCACTGTTTACCCTTCCCGACTCATATCGTAATACGTTTTATCTTTTTGTCCACTAATAATTGCGAGCCTACCACCCTTGTTATCGTTCGCATTGTCGCGCTCTATATAACGCGTGCCGGTGATCCTGGTCATGACGCCACCATCGTCAACAGCAGCGCGCATTCCCAGCCGAGTCCGAACGTGAACGCACACGCCATCGCATAACGTTTGTTCCCATACTGCAAAGACACACCCAATGCAGTGAAGAATATTAGTATCAACATCAATATCAGTATCATCTTATTTTCCCTTCTACATTGCGAGCCATAACAGGGTGCCCGTTTACCCTTTGGTTACGAAATACTCCTCGACCTCGGCCACAGTTACAAAGCAGCCCCGTTTAATGGCGTTGTTATGCTCGTACGCGCCAACATTCCACCCGCCCAGGCGCCATGGTTCTGACTCCTTGGTACGCACCAACCATGCCTGCGTCAACGGCGTGTTTGTGTTCCTTGTGGCGATCGTGACTCCATTGACCACAACCCGCCAGCGTCTCATTTTAGCCATCCTTATTTAACTCCTCGTCGTTCCGTTCCGCCTGCATATGCTCATATGCAACCCGCACGATCATATCCGCATCAAGCCCGTTTGACTCTGCGGCGTGTAATAGGTCGGTTATCAGGTCGATATATTGCTCGTCGTCTTTAACGTCAGGTTCGCCCGCATCATCCCGCCCCGTCATATACAAGGCCAATGCGTTCTCGCCGTCCGCCGCACGTCTGCTGTTATAACTGCTCATCCGTTTACCCTTTCCTATTGTTAAGCACCGCCCACAAGCCCGCCCCCGCCAACACGGCAAGGAAGACTAATAATATCGGCACGTTTGCCTCTGATAAAAGCCAGGTCATCACGAACCCGCCTTTGCGATTGCGGCCTTTGCCGCGTCAATTCTTGTCGTGCTTATAAAATCGCCCTCGTCCAAATTTGCAGTCAATGCCGTCAAAGCCTCCAGCAAATCAGGCGCGGCGGCTATCAGGGCGGCGTTGGCTTGCATTTGCGCGGGGTCCGTATGGAACACCTGACAAATTCCAGTTGCGCCGTATTCATTCATTCGTGAAAATTGACAACAATTCTTGACCTGTAAATA